GCGCCGACCACAATGCCGTGGCAGGGCATGCCGTCAGGTAAAATACGCTATGTGGTTTCCGCAATCGGAGTAGGGCTAGATCGCCCGCGCTAATGGTTGCCATGATTTAGGCCGGAACGGCCGTGCTGACCTCGTTTACAATCGTTATATTGTTGATGGTCATTGTCACTGATTGAATGACACGGCCGTTTACATTCGCGTCTTGAATCTGGACAATCTCAGGGTAGATAGGAATGCCGTAAGCATCCACCCAATCAAGCCCGGCATTCTGACCATTGGCGCGAGGCATTGTGACATAAATCACGCCGTTGCCAGCCAATGCCGCTTCCACAATTTCGCAAATCTCATTGACCTGCGTAGGCGTGACGGCAATCCATTGCCACACGTCGTTTTCGTAGCCAAGGCGCTTTTGCCCGCCGTTGCCCTGTGGCAGTTGGGTGCTGTAACTTTTGAACTGGTTCGACGGCCGTGGGATACCCAGGCTGAAAAGGAATCCCTTCTCTAGCCCAGCTTCAGTCAATGCGATACGGTATAAATTCGTCATGAATAGATGCTCATTCCCAATTGGTTAAACATCTGCTGCACAAGGGCGATTTGCTGTGGCGATAGCGTAGACATAAGCGCATCAACGTTAAAGTTCGTTTGCCGGTTGTTGGTGATATTGTTCGTGGCACCGGCCGTTGACGGGTTGAATTTGACGCGGTAGTTTGGGTATATCGTGCCGCTTTGGTCTGGCACAAATGCCTCTATGCCACGTTCGCCTACGAGGTACGGCAAGCCTCTGCTAACGCGCCCGCCAAATTGACGCCCCGGCCCTGTGCGGTTCAGTCGCTCAAACGGATCGGAGGCATTGGGATTGCCGGTATACACGTGCCCACCGCCTGGAGCGCTGCCCGTGGGCAAGGCTGGAACTCCCTGCCCAACTCCTTCTGTTGAGGTTGACCCCCGCTGGTAGTTTTGTAGCAGCACTCTATCAGCACTCTCGGCCTCTTGTTGCGCCCGGCTGCGTGCTCTAGACTGGGCCATAAGCTGCGCCTTTTGCGCCTCGTACTGCTGAATGATTTGTAATTCACGCTGATAATTGCGGACCAGGTCTTGTAATTTGCGTTCCCAGGCACGGTCGAAATCCTCTTTTTGCTGCTGGAACGTACGGGATAATTCCTGACGTTTGCGCTCTTCAGCTATCCTGGCCTCTTGCACCTCTCTGGCGTATTTGATTTGTTGCTCTTGTAATTCGCGCTGTAAGGATACTCGTAAGTCTTCAAGTTTGCGTTGATTGGCAATCCTTGCATCTTCAATCTGGAGCTGTAGTTGCTCTTGCAATTTCTGGCGCTGGTCAACGGCCGCACCCTCAGCGTCCTGTACTTCCTCGTCTCTCTGCGTTCTGGCCTGGCTCAGTTCAAAATCTTTTTGCCGCTGAATGTCCAAAAAGGCAACGGCATCATTTTTGCGTATGGCCTCCCGGCCATCAAAATCAAAACGGTCTCTTATTCGCTGCAATTCACGGCGAAAATCCGTTTCAATCTCTACGCGCCGATTTGCCGCTTCTCGCTCAATTTCGATTTGCTGCCGTGCACCTTTGCGGGCTATGTCTTCCTCATCCCGTCTCAAGTCAACGGCCGCATCACTGATTCGTTGTTTGTTCTTACGGTAAATATCTTCAATCGCAGCGGCATTTTTACGGGCAATATCCTCCCGCTTTTGAGCAAAGTCAATCTCAGCGTCAAGCAGGGCCCGTTGCTGCTTTAGCTGCAGGTCAAACCCGGCACGCTCTTTATCAATCTCGAATTCTTCCCGCGCATCGTTGTACTTTTCCTGAGCTGCCGCCGCTTCCTCGGCCGCTTTTGCCTCGGCCTCTAGCGCCTGCTGGTTGGCAAGGAAACTGTTTGCCGCGTCAAGGTCGGCCTCATTTGATTCGTTTTGGGCGTCAATGCGCTCTTGCAGGCGGTCGGTGTTTTCGGCTATCCGCTCATTCATCTCACCTATGGAATCATTAGCGCTGGCTGTAGCTTCTGAGGCCGCCGTCTTTATGGATGCTTGCAGGGCATCTAAATTCTCCGATAGCTGGTCAAACTCAATGTCACCGGAGGCAATGCCCGTGATGATGTCAAAATAACCGCTTACGGCAGCTATGCCAGCTGCCGCCGTTGCGTTCAATCTGGTCATGATTTGCAAAACAGCGTTGAGCGCCTTTTCTAGGCTGAACAATTCGCCAATCTTTTCGCCTATATCCTCCCCCAAACCAAGGGGACCTTGCGGTAGCTGGCTTTGTGCCTGCACCTCCTGAATTGTTTGAATGATGTCCAGAAGATTTTGGGCACCGAGAATAAACTCTTGCAACTCCCCAAGGTTTAATCCTTCCAAGAATCCCACCAACTGGTCACCGCTCAAATCGGCAATATCGGCAACCAAATCGCCCAGGCTGCCGGCAATAATATCTATGGTGTCCTTGTTCTCCAGAAGGAATTCGTTAAGCCCCTGAAAATCTTCCTTTAGCGCTTCAAGGATGGGCTCGCCAAACGTTGTTTTGACATCCTCGCCGATTTGCTTTGTCTGGTTCATGGCGACCGTGGCCGTCTGGCTCAATGTCTCAAAGTCCTGGCCGCGTGACTTTAGCACCTCATCAAGGCCAATCAGCAACCCTTCCAATTCGCCAAACTCTTCTTGTGCTGCCCTGATAGGCCCAATGTCAATTTCAAAACGACGGCGTAGGCTCACCAAATCGCCAGCGAGAGCCTCATTCAAGGCGATACGTGCCCCGAATTGCCCCTGTGCCGGGTCTAGCGTTGATAGCCCAGCAACCAACTCGCCAATCTTGGCAAACTGGTCTAAATCCTCGACTTTCGGCAGGAACGCCGGGGCAAGTTCTGTCAGGTCTACGCCTAGCCGTATGGATTCCTGGCGAATGCGATCCATTGCCGCCAATGCCAGTTTAGGATCGCCGCCTAGAATACCAGTCAGGCTGGTGGTGGTGGTTTCGAGCGTCTTGGCCGCTTCAATGCCACCTTTGATGATGTCAGCAAAACCGCGCACGGCCGCCTGGCCCATTTCTAGCAGCTTCGCGGTAACAGCTGCCGTGGCTCCCGCAAGAACGCCCATACCAGCAGAGCCGGACTTTGTTCCTTTTTCAACGCCCTTTCCCGCTCCATCTGCTTCTTTATTTACATTACTTAGCGCCTTCTCAACTGCCTTGCTGCTTTTGGCAATCTCTAGTAGCGCCTTTTCCATACGGCCGAAACTACCCACAGAATTATTAGTGAGCCGCGCTACCCAGTCTTCCATGCTGCGTAATGTTTGCTCAACGCCAGTAGCGTTTAGTTTTGCAGAGAATTCGTAATCAGCCATTTAATTGCCCCAACATCGCGGCCGCCATTTGCGCCTTCTTGATCAACGCATCTGCTTGTTTCAAGTACTCTTTTTTCCTCAGCTTCTTATTTCTAAGCTCTTGTGACTCATCCCTTATTTCGGACAGGTATTGGACAAGTGACACCTTCAGAACCTTGACGACTATTTCTTCTAGAGTCAGTTGTTCGCACATGCCATGCAGGGCGATGACTAAATCGCTGTCAAAATCAACACCTATCGCCCGCTCTTTTAGCTGCGTATGGTGAAGAAGAGCCGTCGCCAAATGGATGTCAACTTTCATTTCACCGCCCGCCTTAAACCGCGCCGGTAGCCGTTCCTCACTTCCTTGTTCAGCACCGGAATAGCGTCCTTGTTAATCGCCTCGCTGAATTTGCGCGGCTTAAAGCCGGGATGGTTCACTTTTCGCAGGTAGACCACACGGCCGTTTGCTACCCTGCCAGACCCGCCAAAACGCGCCGGTGAACGGTTTGTTTTTGGCGCGTAACTGCCAGGGCCACCCCACACAAAACGTAGAAACTTCTTGCCAGCTTTCGGTCGTATGGTGTGCGGCTTGGCTCCCGTCTTGTCAATGCGCTTCCAGTTTTGGATAGCGCGGCGTCCGCCTGTGACCTGGATACGGAGAAACAACTGCCTTGGCCCGCTGCCGGTCTGGTACTTAAACCCTGGCTTATTGCGCCAATTCTTCACGACGTTCTGATAAGCCTTGACAGTTCGCACGCCTACACGGTTCAGCCCCACGCGCACCTCATCCCGCACAATTTTGTATTGTGCGCTGGCTTTCGGTGGTCGTTTGGTGATTTGGAAGAGGGTGTTAGCCATTACACATATACCCCTTTCTTTTCCTTGCGCTGCTTTTCGGCCGTCAAATAGGCCAGCCAATCATCCACTTTCATAGCCACCACCCGCCGCGCTCGTTCATCGAGCGGCAAATCCGCCCATTCCTGTTCGGTAAATGGACTCTGGTTTATCGCCTGAATCTCCCAGGTGCGAATGGCGTTGTAACCACCGCCTTCGTTTTCATCACCATCGGTAGCGTCCTTAAGAATCTTCGTAAGAACCGCTTCACCGTCAAAATTGGCGCGGAATGTGTAGTCCAGTGACATCGCCAAATCGTCGAGCGTCAATTGTGGCACCAACGCCGCACTCCACAGTTGGCGAAAATCATCAGGCGTCACAATGCGCGCTCTATCATCGGCCGGTATGCAGGTGTCCATGATGTAGGCAGCAACCTCCTGGCAATAGCGTTTTACATCTTCTTTGTTGGCTTGTTCCTTGTATACCGCCGCCCAATACAGCGACCATTCGTAATAATAATAGTAAGGTACGGTTCCGGGTTCGGCCGCCATTTGCGCAGGCGTTGGCGGCGTTGGCGGCTTGTCCCAAACGGTGATGTCGAACGGCCGTGTAATCTCATTGCCGCCCACCATCTCGGTATACAAAAACGGCCGTGTGTCTGGTGGGCGTATGCCGTCTAATTCAAAGATTCCAAGCCTACGCACGACACACGGCCGTTCATCAGAAAGCGTTATTTCGGTGTTAATCGTCATCCATTAAGCGGCCAGTTTGAAAATCAAAGGTTCTGTTGCGTCATCATCGCCCACCACGATAGCAAGTTGGTCAGATTGGCTAAAATGCACGGCATTTAGCCCGTCATTTGCTGGCGTAGTGATTTCCTCAAACGTCACGCCGTCCGCAGTAATCCAGACCGTGCCGTCGCCTGGCGCGGAATCGTCAACAACCACTTGTAGAAACTCAGGATCGTTTTTCACAGGCCCGATGCCAACCACTGCCATGCCGCTACCAAAATCTTTAACCGCTGTCCAGCCTGCGGCCGTTGTGCCGCCATCTGAACTACGGTAAATACTAGTACCGTTGCCAGCCCACAGCGTCCCGTCATTGCACACCGCTAAGGAGGTAAACGCGCCACCGCCTGCGGGGCCGACCAGGGTATCAACAGAGTTCGAACCCTTGAGCTTACGCAGCAGCGTGTTAGACGCGCCAAAAGCATAGGCGTATGGCTCAATGTCGGGGTCATCTGGCGTAAAGGTAAAGCCGGTAATGTTGGCGTTGCTGGATAATGTGCTGGCAATGCTTTCACCGGCGTCTTGCGAGACAAACACACCGGACGCGGTGGCAATCAGCAATTCCTTAAAGTATCGCCAACCAAATTTCTTGCCGTTGCCGGTCGTGGCAACCGTGGTCCATGTCAATGCTGTTGGGTCTGACCAGTTGAAGTCAGCCCATGCGACCTCGGCAGCATCACCATTTTGCACCACTACACGGCCGCCGGTTTGCGGATTGATGACAAACGCTCGAACGGACACAATGTCCTCATCAGCGCCAAACGGGTCAGCATCGGCAGCCGACCATGTGGAGCCGCCGTCACTGGTGACATACAGTTTGGCAGCCACGCCAGCAGCCGCCTGCATTGCCACAAAGCCAACTTGATCAGGACCAGGATAGGCCGTCACGTCCTTGAGGATGGAGCCGATGAAATACACATCAAGCGCATCGGCTACCACGTCCGGCAGGTCAAGCGCTGTCAGTTCCGGCCGTATGTACTCAAATGCCGTCTTGAAGTTCACCGGCATTGAACCACGCAGCCCCTCGCCACTGTAATCAATCTGTGGCCCGCTGCGGGTCTCGTCACCGATAATCCCGCCGCCGTAGTGGAAGAGTTTTGTCCAGCCGATAGGGTTGGACAGGACGCCGTAGCGGTGGAAGCGGTGCTGTACGCCGATTTTAGTACCACGTTCGCGGGCTGTTCTCAGGTAGTTTTTGCTGTACTCCTCAAAGAAGTTCATCGTGAAGCTGGGCGGCCCACCAGGCGGGGTATCCGCCAGCACGGCCAGGAACGGATTACCGTTCTCGTCCTGCACATAGGTGGTATCCTGCCCAGCGCCAGGCAGGGTGGCATCCTCTGCCCCGTAACGGCCGATGCCCAGTGTGTCGTAGCCGCCAAACTTGCCATTTTGGGCGTTGCTCCAGATGACGGCCTGGTTTCGTTTTACAATTGCCATTATTTGCCTTCCTTGTTAACGGCCGTATCTTCTTTTGCCGTTGGTTCGTCTTTCGGTTTTGCTTTCGGTTTATCTGGTGCTGTGGGCTTCTCTGGCTCGTTTGCCGCCTCGTAAAGCGCAGCGCCTAGCTCGTTCAGGTTCACGCCTGACAGGTGCCCTGTTCCGGGGAAGTATCCGCCAAGCGCATTTAGTTTTTCTTTCGGCACGTTTTTGGCCTTCAACTTGCGGGCAATGTAGTCAGCCTGATCGCCTTCAACCCCAGCCTGTTTAAGCAGTTTTTTGTAATCCATGTCCATCAATCCTTTAAGGCGCTATGCCCACCGTTTCGGCATATGCAACCGACTGCGTGACCCTCATGACCAGCTCAATACCCCAATAGCTCAGCGGCTCCTCGTCTGGCTGGTTGTACCAGTGCAAAAACTGAGTCCGTGCCCTGATTGCCTCGCCCGAATCGTCCTGCACATTGCCGTAATGCTCCACAGTGCCGTTGAGCGTCGGGTTCGTGATTAGCGCCGCTCTAATCGGGTTGTGCCACGGCCGTACAATCGTGTCAATCTCGTAATCGGGCAAGTCCTTCTCGCCAAGAAAAACACTGACTTTGAGCGTCCACGTAGCCCGGTTGTCTGCCTGCGTATACCGTGTGTACACGTCCTCTTCCCAATAATCATGTTCGATAATGATTGTTGGGAAGGATTCTATGGTGAACGGTTCGTCATCTGGCGAAACCAGCACGATCAGATCGCCAGCCGGGGTTGCCGGTGGTGTGATGGCCTCCAGGATGTCACGAACGGCCTCTAGTACGGTGCTGTCATTCATTTAGCTTTGGTTGCCTTTTTGGCTTGCTTTTTGGGTGCGGGCTTGGGCGCTGCTGGCGTCGGCTCTTCAACCGTTTCCGGTTCTGCCTCAACCTCTTGCGGCTCTTCCACCAGCGCCCAGCCGGACCGCTCTAGAATGGAGCGGCGTACGGTTTCCCAGTCGCCAACTTCCATCAAACGGCCGTCTTTGGCCTTATACGTAATCTGTGACATTAATCATCTTCCTCCGCCAGGTTGCCAATCCAATCAGTTGAGGATGGCTCCGGCTCGACTTTTACGGCTCTGGATTTCGCAGAAGCGCGGGCGCGGTGGTGACGTGCCTGTTTCATGCAATTGTCATACTTGGTGCTGCGTTGGTAAGTTGCTTCACCGATGGACGTAAAGTTGAATTTGTCCCACACTAGCCCGGCTTTTTCTATCCAGATGTCAGATGCGGCAGCGTGAAGATCATATGAGGCCGTCCAGTCGGTGTCAGTCGGATCGTTTCTCAGACTGTCACGCACTGGATACGCTTCGATGTAATCATCTAGCGCATCGTCGTCATACGTGGCGGTCGTCGGCTCGTCAACCATCCGACGCAGCCGCGCTCGCATCGCTGCTGTAGCTGCCATTAGGTCAGTCTCACGTACTCAATGAATAGCCAACCAACAAAACCGGCCGTTGTAGCGCTGCCGGTAAAGGTCAGGAATTTCGCAGCCGTCCATACGGCCGGGGCTGTGATTTCAGTCTTTGCGGTCACCTGTATGGTGTTGCCGTTGTAGACCTTGCCGGTGATAGAGCCATTTACGGCCAGGTCATTAAGCACATCGGTTCCCGCCGTGGTAGCAGCGGCCACAACGCCAATGCCGAGATTGGCCGCGCCCGTGCTGGGCGTCTCTACATAAAGCTGGCTGCGCGTGATTAGCACCGGAACGCCTTCAAGGTTGGCGACGGCACCTAGTCCGCCGCCAGCGGTAGAAGCTGCGCCGGTAATTTTGATTGTCATTCTGCCGCGTTGCTGCGGCCCTGGATTTACCTCAACAGTCATAATCTTTTTTCCTTTGAGCTAAACTAAATAGTAGACATCAACAGCGGTCCCGTTTAAGGCGCTGTTCAAATCCACCGTGTTCTTTTCAAGTTCGTCAGCGTCGGCAACGACCGTCGCGGCCGTGCTTTCAAGCGTGCCAGCCAATGCAGCGAGTAAAACGGTGTTGGTCGGCAAGTAATCGGGCAAGCCGATTTTGTCGCCAAAACCTACGGCCGTTGTTGCACCCGTGCCGTCATGCGCCGGAATTGTGATGCTGGTTACTGTGGCAAAAGCCTTGTCACCCGTAACGGCTCCGGCCGTGTCCACCGTGAAGGCGGGCAGCGTTTCGGTAATCGCTTCACCGGCCAGATTCGTGCCAGCCACAATTACCTGAATCGCTTTAATGTCGCCAGCGGTGCCTCCGGCCGTAGCCGTGATGTTTCGTGCGTATGGCGGGTTGGTGATGCCAGTCGTGATTACCTGCTCCGCTTCGTTGTCGGTGACGGCCGCAAGAACGCCATCTGCATCGGCCGTGGCTGCCTGAGCAGCGGTCAGGCTCAGTCGCGCCAGAAAAGCGCGGGATACCTCAACGCCCGGCGCATCGGTTTGCTGCTGGGCATTTGCTGCCAGGTTTGGATTAAAAGGATAGAAACTCATCATGCACCGCCTTATGTGGGCAGAAGCACACCGAAGGGATACCGGCTTGCTTCTGTCGTTTGCTGGCGGTTGATTGGATTGGGTAACTGCCAGCCGAGGCGAATAACAGCGCGCAGGGCAACCATGTCTTGCTGTGCCAGGTTGTGCACGATGTTTCCGGCACCATCTTGAATCACCGCCTGGTCAAGCAATTTGTAGGTCACGTCCTGGCGAACGCTCCACACCAATTGATTCCAATCGCCGCTGAACATCAATGCTTGAGCAGCATCAAACGCGCCATAGGTCGGATCAGAAGGCGGGAAGAACATCGGTGCGCCGTCTAGTTCGTACTGCGATCCTTCCTGCACCACGCGAACAAAGATCGGGTTACCGTTGGCATCCCGCAGGCCGCGCAGTTTGGAGCGCATCGAAACGGCCGCAACATGACCATTCACCATGAAGCCATCTTCTTCGACCTTGGCAATAACGCCGCCGTCGCTCATGATGTCGTCGTAGATGTCTGCGCCCGCTCCGAGCGTGACGGTATTGCTGGCGCTGGTTGCGCCGGCCAGCAGGTCATCAGGCCAATCGGATGGCGCGTTGGTGCCAAACAGCACGGCGCGGTCAAAGGCAGCGCCAAACGCTTCTTCAATTCGCGGTCGTACCTCGCCCCAGATGTCATAATCTGCATCGTCAAGGACGGCTTCGGGAATCGGCACGATAACGGCCAGTTCCTCGGCGTTGATGAATTTATCTGTCCAGCTTGCATTTGAGGCTTGCTTGAGGCCGGTATCACCACTCACAAAGTAGGCGGTGATTAAACCGGAAAGCACCGGCAAGCGGCGCTGGTTGCGGCTCATGTTTGGCAGCCGTCGGGCCAATTGCATCACGGCGCTCATATCTGGCACATTTTGAATAATCTCCCGACTTACATCTTCGGGAATGAGTGCCTGAGCGCCTGTGCGGTCAATTAAGCTATTGAAAGCCATTTGCTAATCTCCTATGTCCGACCCGCCGCCCGCCGGATGATTTGATTCATATCATCCGGTTGCGGATTGTGTACACGGCCGTTTCCGGCGTTACCCGTCGGTATTGTCATTTTCTTAAATAGTTCCGGCGCTTGTAACTTGAGCTTGTCAATATCGACCGTGCCCGTTTTGCTTACAAGTCCGCCGTCCTGCGCTGCCAACCACGCCAGGCGTAGATTCGTGACCCCGGCGGCGTGCGCATCTTCGTAAAAAGACGCCTGACGCTCCAGGCTGTCAAAATCAGATGACACCCGGTCTAACTGGTTCTTCAGGTCGCTGCCATCCTCTAGCTTTGCAGTCACGTCTCGCAGCTGCTTAGTTAGTGTTTTGCGCTCGGCTCTCTCTGCCTTGAGCGCATTGGATAGGCCACCTAAATGGTCATTAATGAGCGTTTGCACCTGTTCGTCCTGTGCCGTTAGCCACGTGTCAAATGTTACGGCCGTTTCCTCTTCTTCCCCCCCTGGCTCCTGGCCTTGTGGGTCGGTTACGGCCGTATCGTTGGTGGCATCGGCAGCGGTGGCAGGTGCGCCGCCGTCACTGTCTGGCGCATAAAAAAGCTGGTTCATGAATTTCATAGCATCTCGCTTTGCTGGCATCTCGCCAATATCGGAAAAACAAAAAGGCGCTGCTCTGGATTTCTCCAAAACAGCGCCGTGGGTCTTATGTTCCTGGCGCGAAACCGCTGGTGTGCGGCCGCGTCTATTTAATTATGTCTATCATACATCATAGTATCTAAATATGTCAATCAAGGTCATCTGCGCTTGTATAGTAATGCCTGTCTTTTCTTACTTTCCAATCAAACGGCCGCAAGAATACAGATAAAACATACCACTCGCACCGCTCGCCATAACCAGTACACTTTCTTGGCCTGCTTATTTCAAATCCTGGCAGCGTTCCGTTCCTGCCTGTATAAATGTCTAGTCTGAATCCAAAGAAAAGCAGCTGATCAAACAACCAATTTTGATTGAACTTAATCACTTTCCCAAAACCTCCCGCTTGCCGCCATCGACAAAAACCAGCCAAGAACCGTCGGGCGCTTCTATCACTTCAATCATGATACGGCCGTTCCCCTTTGCCATCTCAGACAGTGTGCGCCTGGCGAGGTTCACCGCTCGTTTGGGTAGTTCTGGTTCCGGCCGTAATGCCGCGCCGTTCAATGTGCTATTTGTTTGTGGTGTCATGTTACGTCCTGTTTGCTGCTACGTCACTGCTGCTTGTCGAATCGTGGGTCAAACGCCAGATACCCTACAACCATGCCGCCAAAGAATCCTACGCATACACCAATTACTATCCATACTATCATTAGATTGTTTCTCCTGTAATTAGCTCACGTTCTATGGTATAATACCATAGCCTAGACAATGCAGTAAACCGCTATATAATCAATACTGACACCCTGTCAGCTTCGCATTGTCTAGGCAACATTCGCGGTAGCTGACGGGGTGTTTTTTATTGGTGAATAACATGTCTACATTGTACAAGAAAACATGTGAAGAATGTTCCAAGGCTTACGAAGTAGAAGAGCGCAGAAAAGAAACGAGTCGATTTTGTTCTAGGCTCTGCCACAATAGAAACAACGCTAAAAAGAAGATTAAGCACCCTCCCAAAACTTGCGTAACTTGTGGCAAAGAGTTTCGGGGTGATAGAATATCTTGCTCCCCTGAATGTACGCCCTACCCAAAGGGTAAACGTATCACGAAGTTTTGCGAGAACTGTAATAAGAAAATGAGCCTTCAGCCATCCAGAGAAAGCCGTCGCTTTTGTAGCGAGAAATGCAAGTGTGACCACCAAACCAAGAGCGGCACCGTTAAGCTTGTTTGCGAAATATGCCAAAAGGAATACACGGTAGTAAAGTTTTTTGCTGAAGCTACAAACGGCCGTAAATCTAGATATTGCTCTAAGAAATGTCAGGCAAAAGCCTTTAGCACAAAGAGGAGGGGAAAGGGAAACCCGCTTTGGGTAGAGAAGGTAAAGAAGGTGTGTCCCGTTTGTAAAAAGTCTTTTTTTGTTATTCCCTCTAACGGTGATATATGCTGTTCTAGAACATGCGGAAGTAAACGCCAGTCTATTGTTTACAGGAGACAAAACCATTGGCTTTGGACGGGAGGCAAAAAGCGAGATTATGGACCAGACTGGAAAAGAATAGCCAGAGATATTAGAAAGCGCGATAACTGGACTTGTCAAGCTTGTGGAGTTTATTCTAAAGGGAAGGGTGGCCCCGTCGGAGCTTTGCATGTTCATCACATAGAACCTCTATTGTCATTTAATGGTGATTATAAAAAGGCAAATAAACCATCAAATCTAATTAGCTTATGCAAGTTGTGCCACAGGCCAGTAGAAACGGGGAAAATTAAATTATCTCGCCTGTCGAGGATCGGCGGAAAACCGTCGAGCAACGGCAATTAGAGAGGCAGGACCTCGATCCCACAATTGCCAAGGTGCCTATCGGTTGCCACATTTTTGCCGCTTCTTCGGAGCACCCCGGTCTTTTACCAGCCTTGCAATGGTCACGGCCGTGTAAAATGCTGCGCTCCTCATCATACCCCTGTGCGGCCCTATCCTCCCGCTCAAACTTGTGATACGTCCCTCTCCCGGCCTGACCGTACAACCTCATACGAACGTCCAACGAACCGTCCAATCTCTGCTTGCCTGATTCTATCTCGCTGATGAGGTTGTTGAAGTAGGCGTATTCACCTCTAATTATCTGGCCGACACGCCCAAAATCTGCCTGCGTTAACTGGCTCCACCCACCTTTTTCCATTGCCGCACTTGTTAAGTGCACCTGCTTTATCAACCTCATTGATTCCACCTGGAAACGCTGGCCGTCAATGGCACCACTCCTGAACTGCCGCGAGAGCGATACCATGCTGTCGGTGATGTTATCCATCACGTTATCCAGCTCCAGGCGGATGGTTTGCTGTGGAGCGAAACGGCCGCTTGAACGGCTTGCATAGCGCCCTGCTGCTTGGTTCCAGAAGTACTCAGGTAATAATGGGTCAGGCGTTATATTGGGCACGTTAGGCATTATTATCTACCGTTGCATTGCTGGTCTATTCTGTTAAAAAGAAACCAAACATCGTGCTGCTTTCCCGAGGGTAGCCCATCATACGCTTTTATCATTGCCTTAAACGCGCTATCAGCCAGCAAGTCTCTGTACATGTCATAGTCACCGTAATGCTGCGGTTCAATGACGTAAAACTTACCATCTCCGTTTGTCGCAAGAATCATACCCGTTGTTGTCAAAAACGCCTCCATTTTTAGCCAGGCGTTTTTCAAAATGTCCTCAAAGCTGGGGTTAACCATTCCCATAAATGCTCCCTCGAATCTCTTAGTATCCATACCAAATAAACTCAAAGCGCCAAAGGGTAAAGCGGTTACGCCCGCTAAATCCGTAGTGCGCAAATCTCCTCCAGTAACGAAAGGTGCAATATGGCAAATCTAAAATAAACCAGTTTTTGTCTTTTGTTAGTTTAACTTTTTCCATTGTCTCTCTCCAAAACACCAACCAGCCAATTAAGAACACGTCGGCAATTTCGCTCTATGTTCGTCTCCGCTTCTCTATCCAAAAAGCGAATAAATCGCAATACTGTGCTATACATTGTCATCTCCAAACAACTGCACTCGCACCGCCAGTATCAGATTCTTGAATCGCTTACTAACGGCCGTCACAAACGTTTGGTGAGCGTCCACAATGTCCTGTTCTGTCACCTCTGACAGGCGGTCTAAATCCTCATCAGTGTATCGGTTGAAGTTCAAACGCTTACGTTTCATTTAGACGATTCCTTATGAGCCGAGTTTAATTCATGCTTGAGCCTAATGTTTTCAGTTTGCAATTGCTCAATTACAAACGCCAAATCCAAAACATCACCTTGTGCAAAACTTACAGGAACATTATCGATGCCTTCGAAAATCTCAAGAGTCTTCCATCTTTTGATAATAATGTTTGCTGTTCCTATGTTACTCACCCTGCAACCTCACATCGTCAAGGTTCACATCGTCTAGCGGCAAGCAACTCATACCGTTGCCGTTGCTCAAGATAAAACAGATTACACCAGTATCCTGGTTAACGGATTGGTACATATCGTTGGTCGTGACTGGCCGGCTTGTCAAGGAAACGGCCGTCAACAAGAGCAGCAACAGCATTGTGACGATCATGCTAATGTATGCCAGCTTTTGCAGTGTCATCGTGGCACCTCGTCCTCCCGCGTCTTTTCGTCCAAATACGTAGCCATCCAATTCGGATCAACTTCAGCAATGTCGGCACACCGTGACCAAAAGGCGTCATCTTCCACGTTAAGGGCAGCCCAGTCCGTGTTGCGCGCCATCTTTTGCGCCAATAGCTTCCAGTGCTGCGGCCGTTCAACATGTATCAACTTTTTCATCGTGGCACCTCATCACCAAACGCCTCTATCTGCGTCAGCTTTTGCACCTGTGATTCTGTAAATCCCGCAATCTCGGCAGCGCCTTCCATGTTGCCGCTTGCCGCTAGCGTTTGGTAAATCTGCGCTTGCGTAAACGGCTGAACCGTTTCCGGCCGCGAGAACACCGGCACAATTTGATTGCGCTCTACGGCCGTTCCGCCGTCAAGTTGCAGCAGCATGTGGGCCAATTCCTGATACGCCGGCAAGAGCTGCTTGGATATGATTTTCTGGCAGCGCTTGTTTAGTGGAGCTTCCAAAGCAATCAGCGCCTCACCAGATGGCGCGCCGCCTTGCGAGAAGAAATAATGTTTCGGCACCTTGCTTTCAATGGCAATGAAATTCGCCTGAGTATTCATCGCATCTGTGTACGTTCGTGGTTCATTCGCCGTCCATTCGCCGACCTGCGTCGATTCGCTGATACCGTCGCTGGCCGGTATCTCCTGCACCACCTGCGGCGCGGATGATAGGTTACTCAGGTCGGCATTGGTTACGGCCCAGCGCTGCTTAAATGCGCCAAACTCGCTAGACACCATCATGTCATTGAGCAGCTTGTTGTATGCGTCCTGTGGTTCGATGAGGTTGATGATCGCGCTTGTCACCGTGCGGTTGCTGTATCTGAAATGCGCCACAGGGATGAAGCCAAAAGGATTGTCCGCCTCGCCTGGGTCAAGCGGCTTGAATGCCGTCGGTTTGATGTCGCTGGCGTTTTTCACCGGTTTAAATGTACTGAAGTAGTAAAGTTTATCAGGATAGTACAGCGTCAGGAAATAGACATTGCTTTCATCCTGCCACCACTTTGCCGCAAACTTTTTGCGCTTTGGCATGTCTGGCTCGTAGAACATATGACAATTACGAGAGTCGTTATAGTAAGATTCCGTGACCGTCACGCCCTCATCTCCCTCTTGCTGCCATACAACAGCGTAGCCCTCGCCCGTGACCATTACGGATTGTTCTAGGCTTTCCTCGTCTCCATCCATTTCGGTAGCTGTCCATAGGTCGTTTAGACGCTCTGATAGCGCCTCGTCTTCGTCACCGTTGGCGGCGAGTACCGAAAAGCGCTCCAGTTCCAGACGGTCAACGGTGGCATCCACAGCAACGGCAATCCAGTTATTCGTGAATCGTGCGTTAATATTTTTGAAGATTTCCTTCAACCGGTCGGTGCTGTATTTAATCGGCTGCGGGCCGTCGTAATAATTCCATGCCGTAGTGTACGGTTTCGATTTTGACTTGAGTGTGTTCACCGCCAGTTCTAAATCAGTTGCCATCTTGTTGCTCCTCGAAAAGCGCAGCCACCCGCGCCTGAATTGGCTCTATGTGTGCCTGTAGGTTGTCCGTCAAATCCTCAAGCGTCATTGGCACATCTACCTGCACAGTACGGCCGTTTGCGGTGCCAATGATTCGCGCCACGTGTAAGCCGGTGGACTGACCCCACAGAACGGCCGTAACATCAAGGGTTCGTGTCAGCCTGAGCTTTGCCCGAAAATACCGCGCAGCTCGTTTATAAATCATATCATAATTTGGCGTGATTAATTTATTGCTTACCATTGGTGGCTACGTCCTTTTTTGCGTTCGCCGCGCATGTCCTGCTCGTAGGCATAGCGGAGCGCGTCAATCGCATTGTTGAATTTATCAACAGGTATATTTGTCGAATTGCCGTGCTTGTCCTTCGACCATTGGTACTGTTGAAACTCGTTTTTAATATTGATGCACCGCTTGTCAATGATGATTTTCTGCTGCTTTAGCCATTGGATGCCGTGCCAAATGCTATCTTTACCCTTCACGGCTCCCGTTGCCGCAATGCCGTATTGCCGCAACTCATGGATGCTTTTAGCCTCTGCGCTATCGCATTTTAGCGGATAGCCACCAACAAGCGGCTTAAGCATTGCCGCTAGAACGTCGTTGGTCGCGGCATATTCATACAGTTCGTCATAAATGTAAATGGTTTTGTTCGGCCGGTCATAGTGAGTGAGTGGTACGGCCGTTGGGTCTGCGCTGAATCCAAAGTCTAGGCCAAAGCGATGATTGGTAAAATCATTACGCATCCCCGACAAATCCCGCATTTCCCAATTGGTGAAAATGACATCACCCAAAACGCCCCAATTTCCGTAAGTGTATACGTCCTTGAAATATTCATCGGTTTCGTTTTCCAGGTCGTAAACGTCATCAGGTGTCAGGAACCTATTGTGAATGTACCACGTTTTGAGGATGGTCAAACGGCCATCATCTGCCGTGTATTCTGTCTGGTCATCTGCCCAGGCAACGGCCGCGAAATACGTCTGGTAAATGTGGTGCAGCTGTAGAATGGGATTAAACGATAGCGTCAGGCGCTTGGGTACATCAGCCCGCCCGCCGCGCTGCCGTTTGAGCAGCTGCTTAATATCATCTGGATCGCTTTCCGTGGCCTCCTCGATCCAAACGTCAGTGAAGGCGTCCTTTTGTGGCGTGATGCTTTTGAGCTTCTCCGCATCGTCAAGGCCAGCAAAAAGAATCTGGTAGCCATTGTCTGCCGTGATAGACATCTCCGACTTGTTGACGTTGAAACGGCCGTTCAAGTCCCAGCCGTCAATGATTTTGGTGATTTCCTTGAAGACACTATTACGAATCGTACGGGCAATCTTTCGGCAGATGAGATAGTTACGGGTATTCAGCAGCACGTCAATGATGGCACGCTGAGCCAGGAACACCGACTTTCCCGAGCTGCTACCTCCGTAGAAAATTTGTACGCGGGCTTCGTTTTCCAGGTGGGGGAGATAGACGGCGTTAATGTCGGTTGTGGGCACGGTGAAGGAAGAGGTAACGGCCGTTTGCAACGCCCCGGCAGCATCAGCCTTATCCGCCTCGGGCCATAAATACTTGTACTTCAATGATGGGGGTAAATTAGTCGCTACGGTCATTCAAGAGGTTTAGCAAGTCGAGCTTCACACCATCCGTCTCGCCCTGCGAATATTTAAGCCAATCTAGCAAGTCTTTTTCTGTTTCAATCGTTGGGGTGTTTTCTTTTACAAACTGACGTATAACGCGATTGGCAATGCGCAATCGTTCGGCGCGGCTGGATATGCCGACCATATGAGAGAGGCGGTCTACCTCTTGGCTGAATTCTGGAACCTCGAGCCAGCGGCGGACCGTTCTGTCAGTCACGCCGCCAATGTCCGCCGCCTCTTGTTGCGTCATGCCTCTTGCAAGAGACAATGCCACCTTTTCTTTTGCGTCAGTCCACTTGAGATCGGACATTTTTAGGTCACCCTATCCCCCAATGCTCCCGTCGCGTTTTGTCATGTCATGTGCTCCTTTGTTTCGTATCAATCATAACATAATACGGCATTATGTGTCTAGCGGCGTGGTGTTAGCTACTCGGAAATCTTACATGCGGCCGTGCAACCAAGTCTAGCAAATCATACAGAGACGTTCTCAATCCGCAGGCGTTGAACCGGTACACAACATCTATCAGCTCGTCCAGCTGTTCATCAGTCAGGCCGTAAGACGCTTTGATGTTTTCGCGCTCTCGTTCAACTTCCATGTCTTACCTCGTTCGTTACGGCCGTTTCGTGGAGATCAATCACTTCACCATCAGGTAAGACCCCTCTCACCTTGGCACCATGAGCAATTGCCCACGCCAGCACATCCCACGCCTCGAAATTAACAAGTATCATATGCTTGCCATTTTCTTTGCCGTGCCCTGCCAGCACCCGGCCCTTTGGCGAATTACGACCGGCCAAAAAACACGTCTCGGGCTGTCGGCTCCCCTTCATTGGAATAATCAGCTGCAAAACCGGGTCTCTATCAATCTGAATAGAGCTTTGGTAGGTTATTGCTTTAATTGCGGCTTCTGCTAACTCTTGTATGCTGTTCACGCCTCACCTCCTGCCGTTTCAAGCGCTCTCTGGTTGTCCAGAAACTCTCTCAGCAGGTCCCACTCGTGCGGCTCTATACTGAAATCAAGCTGCGTTCTATCAGGAAGCAACACTGTAAAGCCAACCCCATGCTGATAGTCTATCAATAATTCAGAACCGTTATTCCCCCCGACGGTTACTTTAATCACGACGATGCCTCCTGGGAAACGGCCGTTTCCGGCCCGCCCATAATGCTGTCAATAAAGCGCACAAACTCGGCCGGGTATTGACCTTTTTTGATCAGGTCAGATGACGTTCTCAGTATAAATTCGTTATTGCCGCCCTGCCCAACTACCGCGAATGACATCACGAACGGTATTCCGTTTTCCCGGCAGAGTTCATTGATTTGTTTCACCAGCGGCGAGACCTTGATCTCATACGTAGTTTCTACATCAAAAATATTGCTCACGGTTGAACCTCCTCGGAAACGGCCGTTTCCAGCGCCGCGCCGTCGATGGCGGCTTGTGTTGCCTCGTAAAGATTCATCTGCATTTGGTCTATCAGTTGCGGGCTCGCGACATTCTCAAGCGCAAGCCAATAATTTTCCGATGCGTAGCCCACCGCCCGCAGCAGTTCGTTTTGCCGCCGCGCCTCTTGCATAAACTCCAGCGATTTACGCAAGCACGCCCACGGGTCAAACTGGTATAAATCTTCCGGGTCTGCATTCTCCCAAGTGTCATCGTTTTCCATGAAGTCTTCCAGCAACGCAATCTCTCTGTTGATTGCAAGCCATGTATCTTCATACTCAACTATCTGACCTTTGAGCGTTTCGTTTTGCCGCTCAAGTTCGGCGATGCGTTCGCTTGCCTTCGTTAGCGCAGCAGACAAAACAATGTCGCTATCGCTTGGCTCTACTGGAACCGACATTACCCAATGGCGCTTTGGGCCATGCAGGCAGAGACTAGATACAAGCTGCTGCGCGTTGTATATCAATTCCTGCACCGGCTTAGCTTCGTATTCGTTCAGTGCTTTTTGCGTTGCGTTCATTGGCTTTCCTCTGTCGTTACGGCCGCTGGTGGCATAAGTGCATTGGGTATCCAAACTACAAGCCCCGTATATTGGCGTTCGCTTTTTAGCATATCTGCCACCATTCGCGGAGAGGTGCAGAATGTCACCCGCCCCTCACTCTTAAAAATATTGGCGGAATGCATATCAGTTTCCAGTGTCTGGAAAATAATGTTGTCATCCCCCACGGCCGTAATTAATTCAGATAGTTTCATGTTATTTCCCGCGCCTCCGTATCCCAATTGTCCAGACCCGGCCACACAATAATCTTTGCATTGCTGTCTGGTTGGTCTGCCCAGCCGTCTAGTTGCGATAGTTTAGCGTCGTTTACAATCATGTTGTATGCAACGTGTTCCGCTATGTCTTCTGCGGTTTTCAGTGACGGGTAAAAAACCGTCCGCCATTCATCAGTAACGGCGTCAATCACGGCGCTGTCCAATTCAATCACGGCGGTGTATTCGTTGAAGTCTACTTCAAACCTTCGTTTGCTCATCGTTTCATCGTCCTCAACTTTCCCAACGGGATTATCATTTGCGTGTTGAAGTGTGGTTCTTCCCACGTCTCACCCTCGCCTGCTATGGTGATTTTGAAGTCTCCCGGCCGATTGGCAAATTGGGTCAGGATAGCTTCGAGGATTTTGTCCCATTCGGAGACGGCCGTTTGTCTGCCAGGGTGCGGTACGTTCTTATCGAACGCATCCCGAATGTCCTTACTCATGCCGCCTTCAGTCATGTTAGCCATTGCCTCATTATATCTTATTTGCGCACTCATGGTTACGTGCTCACAGTGACACGGAAAGGGTTACATAATAGCGGCCCGGCCGCACTTGCGACGGTGTGAACACGGTAGCGACGGTAAGACCGACAGCATCTAAGAAGCGGCTGAAGTCCTCGAACCATACGGGATTGTAGGTATACGTTTTGGAAGTCAGCCGCTTGCCCTGAATCAGAGCGAGTAAGGTTACAAGGACTTTAAGAATGTTTGTTTTCATTTGGGTTCCTTTACGGCTGTTACAATCTGAATCAATCCGGCATCAATAGCAAGCGATAGAGTCTTGTCAAGCCAAGCGCGTTGGGCTTCACCTGGCTCCATTGTTTCAAATTCGCTATACAGGATAAATTCCCGCAGCTCCACCTGGGCCCCACACCAAAAACCTTTTGTGTTAGTGTCCTTAAGATTGGCGCACGCCCAATTCAGCACCCGCCACGCCAGCGCCATGTTTTGCGGGTCGTAGAGGTCCCCGTTTCGGCAGACCCCGACAAAATTTCCCTGTTGCCAAACGGAATAGTGTGACTCAGTTGCGGCCGCTTCTTGCTCAAACTTCAGTACCCAATTAACCAGCCGCGCCAACATCACGCTCTTTTCGTCAGTATCCAATTCGTTGATATTCATTTCGTTTCCTCGTCCACCGTTTCAATCTCCACGCCGCCGCCTTTCTTGACGGTGACGTTTACGATTTGCTGCGGCGTGGTGGAACGGCCGTTGGCGTAGTCCAGCAGCAGCGCTTCGTGTGTGGCTGGACTTAAACTGAATCTAGTTGTGTCTAGTTCAGTTGGTTTCGGTTTGGTTCCGTTCTGATTCGTTTGCTTTGGTTTCGTTTGCGTGTCGCTCATTTCGTTTCGCTCCTATGCTCATTGTGCCACGCCTGAGCAGCGAGGCAATAGTGGATAATTTCCTTTGCTGGCCAATGATTGTCGGTCAGATGCGCCAGATGTCCGAGCAATGACACCGGCTCACCTTTTTGGACGCCGGGCATGGATGCAACGGCCGGGGCGTAGACATACGCCAGATTGATGCCAGTCATACGAGTGATGCCATACTCCACGGCATTAAAATCAAGCCCGTACACGTTTTGGGCGCTATCCCCGCTTAATCCTATGTAGATTGCGGCTAAAGCGCACACGCGCCATCCTGTGCGCCGTTCGTAGGCATAATAGCCTGTCGTCACTGGCTGAACAAAAGCGTTGCGGGCCACGCCGTAACGTTGCCAGCCTACGGCCAGATAATAGCCAAGTGGCTGCGTCTGGATTTGTCGCCGTGGCTCAATCAAGATTGGCGGCGGCGGTGCTGGTGCTGGCTGCCAAGTCTGGAGGGTGTTTTTTGGTGTTAGGACGATACGGCCGTTGTTCACTTGGATTTTATTCATCGATTCCACCTTTGGGGGTGTTGCCGCGTCTCTCTCACCGGTCGCCCCATGCCGTCGCTGTTGGTTCGCATTGGCCGTGCCGTTTCGCGGTCGGTTTCTTTCAGCTGTTTGGCAGCTTTGGCCAGCTCACGCTTGATGTTGTTTCTCATCTTGACGTACTCGCCCACGCTGGCGGGAAACAGCGTGATAATGAGCGCCACGCCTGCCGTAAGAAAAAGCTCACTACCAACCGTGAAAAAGAAAAAGGTTTCAATGGCGGCAACGGCCGTTTTGGTATCGAAATTCACCTGATTGAATCCCGTAGCTGATAGGACAATCAGGTGCCCCGCGCTGCGGTCCTGCACGTCTGAGGTGAAGTCAAGCCCGAACCACGCCAGGGCCACAGCGCCAGCCCACCAGTTCTTTTTCGGATTGATGGTGAATAGGGCGAGGAATAGAATCTGCCCAATTTGCGGAGCTATGGACATAAATCCATACGTCCACGGATGATTGACGGTGTTCAGGCCAAAAACCTGTTCCAGGAGTTGGATGCCCTGGCGGGATGACTGGTAATCTTCCCAAAAAAACCATCCACCCAGGATGACACCGCATAAGGCGATAAACATAACCCAAAGCACGTAGGGCCCGCCGGTTATTCCTTTCTCGATACTTCTCCATATGTTTTGCATAATTTTATCCTATGCACCACGTCGCGGTGGTGCGGTGGTGGTGCGGTGGTGCCTGGAGGTCCACCGCGTTAATTTACCAATAATTGAGAGCGGGTGGGGGAGGGGAAAGCCACGCTGCCTCTTCCCGTCCAAACATAGGGTTGGTTGCTCCCCCTGCTCTCAATGCATTCCGTTTTTTCCAATACCGCAATCACTTGCAAAGCCGGGCTGTTGCCATTCCCCCAACGGCTGATACCAATGTCATCCAGCGCCCGCAAGGAAATTGTTTCCAGCTGCCCCGCCGCGCGCTTTTTCGCCAGCGTATAGAGCCATTCTGCCTTGAATCCGGCAGGCATCTCCACCATACGGCCGTTAATGTTTAGGCGATCTGCCCAAATCATTTTGTCTACGCGGCGGATGTGTTCCGGCAGTACCTCGACTTCTTCGGCCTCTATGTTCTGGCGAACAGCTTTTTCCCTAATTGGCTGATTGGTCGGTAGTGTTGGCTGCGCTTTTTGTTTTGTCGGAGGCTGGGGCACTTCATCAACCTCTGACAATGCGTCTTTGGCTACCGCACTAAACACCACCGCATAAGCAACGGAGTAAGCAAAAACGCCAAACATTGCCGACATCAACCACCAGTGAAGAGCGGGGAACCTGTCATAGGCAAAAATAGTGCCGATCATGACGGCCGCAAAAATGGCGTAACCTGCACGATACGCTATGGTTTTGGCGAATTCCTGGAATTCAAACATGAATCAGTTTCCCGTCCTTGTAGTTACCTCGCCTTTTTAATATCCTCGGCGATTTGCGGATAGATTGTTTTCGTAAACTCTTCGCTGCTCATCAGGTAGTCAACTTCATCGGGGTCATAGTGGAGTTCTAGCGTGCGCCGTACGGCAACAGACTCGCTGTCTGCCCAAATCCACATAAACAACACAATCGCCATGAGGATGCCAATACCACCAAGAACAAGCATAAAATCGTCCATTATTTATTCCTCATCGCCACGTACTGCTCACATAGCCCGCGCTGTGCCAGTGGCAGCGTGTCCAGCTGGCCGCCGTTGATAATCGCCTCGCACAGGTCAATCTCCTGGAGCGAATACGGGCCCATCGGTGGCAGATTGTAATCGGGTACCAATTGCACGGCCGTTGCCGTGGGATACGGCGTGTACGTCGGCAGCGGCGTATAGGTTGGCAATGGTGCCAATGTGCTGATTGGTTCGGCCGTTGGCGCGGCCAGGGTAGCCCACTCAGGCTCAAGATAAACCACCGTAGCGGGTGCGCTGGTGTCAATGGTGACTGGCTGCTGATAGAGCCGTTCCGGGTCCACCTGGACTGGCTGCGCCAGGGTGGGAAATACCGCCCCACTGCTCTTTAGCCAGTCATAAGCAACCAGCACGATAATAATTAGGACAATCGTTTTAAATTCTTTCATTGGAGCTCCTTTACCACCACCGGCGCGGCTGGTCTTTAGGTGAATTCATAATCCATTTTTGAATCTTGCCATCGTCTGAAACAATGACGGCATTGGAAGCATCTTCAGAAATTTCTTCCAATGCCCAATCAGCCGCCTCGCTGACGCTCATGTTTCCCAGGTTGGCATCACCTTTGTACGGGTCCTGGTCCCAGGTTTCAACCTTGCCGCTCTTGTCACTTTCTGCGCTAAACAATGCCCACAAATTCATTTCGTAACCTCCATGAAAACAACAAAAAACCCGACCTGCTTGCGCAGCGCCGGGCTTATGAGCTAACATTACGTTAGCCGTTGCACAGTTGCTCTAGCCGGTGCTGTGCTATTGGTTAGCCTCTACCCTGATGCTCGTAACATTAGGGTAGAGGCGATTGTGTTTGTGTTACCAGTCTTTGTCATCCTCGCTGTAATAATCTCTGTTACCGTCAAAGCTGTTGCCAGAGGGCAAGGCAGTAACGGCCGTCAATCGCCGTGTGAGTTCGTCAATCGTTCGTTGCATGTCGCCAGCGTTGCTACGGGCAATTTGCAGCGCCTTCTCGTAATCGGCACGTGGTACGATTGGTTCATCGTAAGCCAAAATGTCCCGAGAGGGAAGGGCGTAGGCGCGGGCGATTTCCTCGCTCACAACCTTAATACCGTAGATTGCGGCTTCCCCGTAATACTCCGTGCGATACCCCTCATCTACAGGCACATCAACGCGGATTAGGCCGCCCAAGTCGGACGTGCGAATAATACCTGCTGTACGGCCGTGCCCCATTAATTCTACTACTGCCCACATTTCTACATTGCTATTTTCGCTCATCTTTAACCTCGCTTTGCTTTTCTAGCCATTCGCGGATGGCCTTGTTCACCAACCGCACGATAGGCACATCGGTGTCTTTGCTAATCTCGCTTAATGCCTCGTAATTGCCCTGGTCTATTCTCACATGCTTGTCGGTCATGAGCACTATTGTACACAACTGAACACACCAACACAACCCCCCAACCTTAAAATTTACGGCTCAACTTCCATCTGCACTGTCATTCGCCGCCCGTCCGGCAACGTGACAAAGAAACGCTTCCCCGTCACCTCTGGTTCCATCTTCGTGGCATCCTGGTAAAACAACAGGAACGCATGACGCAGCGCCGCCATCATTTCGCTGTGTTGCTCATACGGCGTCTTTTGCCGCATATCGAATAGCTGTAGCTGAATCATAGTAACCTCAACTGTCGCGCCGTCGGTGCTGGCGGCTATAACGGCCACTTGTCCGAACCTTCCCAAGTAATGCGATTGTGATAATCATCCCTGGAAAATATCGGTAATAGCGGCAATGGTGCATCTTCGAGCAACGGCGCGGCCTCATGCGCTAACGCCTGCTGTGTGCGTGGCGATAACCAAAGGCACTCAACGGCCGTTGTCTTGCCGTTCGTCTTTTGCTCTCGCTCTACTCTCTGCCAGCCGTAATCCTCGTAAATTCGCTCGTAGAGACGCGAGCGGTAGCCAGACACCACAACATACCCCCTGGCACGGCGCAGCCACGCTGCGGCCAACCTGTGCCAAGCCGGGGTGACTTCGTTGGCATAGCCGCGCTTGCGTTTTCTGGTCTCTTCCATGTACGGCGGGTCAAAGTAAATCAGGCAGTCTTGTTCGTGAAACTTGCGAATAATATCTATGGCATCCCGGTTGAAGATTTGCGCGTTTTTAAGGCGGTGTGAAAACGTCAGTAGGTCATCACGGTTGATAGCATCGCTGGCTGGCGTGGCGTATCGCCCCTCAATTGATTCCTGGTGCCTGAAGCTGGCTGCCGTTCCTGGCAGTGGGTTGCCGTGTATATTCATCCAGCATGCCATGAAAAAACGGCGAGCGTCTTCCAGCGGGTCATAAGCCAGCGGTAGGCAATTTTTTAATTCGCCCTCTGCCCACGGCGTCATGTTGATTTGTTCTAGCAGTTCATACGGCCGTTCGCGCAGCACCTGGAAGAAGTTCACGACACGGCCGTCTATGTCGTTGACCGATTCCAGAAGCGCCGGCGGCTTGCGGGCCAGGATAGAGCCAGCGCCAAAACACGGCTCGACATAGTTGTCGTGCTGCGGGAAGTGTTCAATCGTCCACTTGGCCCGTGTCCAGCCCCCGCCGTAATATCTTAATGCAGGTCTTGTTACCTTCATGTCACGTTCCTTTTCATCGTGGCCCTACGGCCGTTCGTCGTGATGCCGTGGGCGCGGGTCATTGCGCACGCACCTGGCACCGTTGGCAATGCCACGGATTTACTTGCTCCAGTTCCGGCTCAAGTCCCAACTCGGTAAATGATTCGACCACCATATCGGCACACGCCTGGCACAGTCGCCAGCCATCCTGAAAACCACCGAAGCGGCCGTAACGGCCGTTGCTCACAGAGTAGTAATATCCGGCATTGGTTTTGATTTTGTAGACGCCGCTTAGTTCGCTCATGCTGCCTTCACCGTTTGCGGGAATTCCCGAATCATTAAATCCCCTGGAATTGGCTGAACCTTATCCATCTGTTTCATGAAGAACGGTACGCCTGCCCGCTGGCACTGGTCTCGGATGCTACGCGCCCAGTCTGGATTAAACGGCCGCTTACCGTGTCCAGATTCGCCGCCGACAATTACCCAATGAATCAAGTTTGGTGATCGTAAAACCGCGCCATCAAAACGAAACACACCCAAGCGGTCAATATCAACCGGACCCAAAAGAGGCTCGCAACTCAAAAAGCGGACCCGTGCCGGAATATCGCAAAGTGCCGGGATTCGTTCTGACGCCTGCTCCTGGTTCTCTATGCTGGTGCCAATCCAGACATTAGGGAAGTTGTAAAACCACATTTCGGCATCGCTGAACGAATGGCTGTTTGCCGTTTCAATCATTCTCACAACGTTTTCCGGCCGTTTGGTCAACACCTGGAAGTCAAGGTAATGACACGCCTGAATCAAGGTCAGCGCCTTGTCACGCCATTCTGTAACCTGTGGGTGATCCTCAAAGAAGTCGCCCATCGACATGACAAAAACCTTTTCGCGTTTGCCGGTTTGCTTCGCACGCTCATTCCATTTTGGCAATTCAGACCAGATGCCTTTTTTATATTCGCGTTCCGTTGTTTTTGTTGGTCCCCAAATGCTCTTGCCCCAACGGTTCGCCAGTGTATCGGCGTAGCAGTTTTGGCAGCCTGGGGAAACTTTGAAGCAACCCCACCAAAAATTCGCCGAATGGTTCGTCCAGGAAATTTCTGTATTTTCAGCCATCACTCGCCCCTTCGGCCGTGGCCCGTGCCAACTGCTCTAATGCCGGTACTAATGACTGGCATATCCAGCATAAGCAAACCTCTGGCGCTCCTGTCATCGGCTCTTGTTCGTGGAATTCGTCAGACCATACCGCGTCAATGATTGACTGAATCGTAGCAGGCCGTCCTTGTAGCTCTAGTTGGTCAAAGCCGCGAATATCAAATGTTTCTGTCATCGTCATGCCTCCCGCCGCTGGTGCGGCTTTAGTTATTTGCCGTGCCGTTCCCGGTGGCAATCCTCACAAAGTACCTCAACGTCTCTACGTCGTTCCTGGTACAGCGTCTTGTAATGTTTGTGGTGCAGGTGCAGCGTCGTTTTGTTGCCGCCACGTTTGCACTTTTCGCACCGCCACCCAGCCGCTTGTTTGGTGTAGTAGGACTTTATTTCCCACTCTCTTGAAGCGATGTATGAACGGTAATCGTGGTAACTATCCCGATCATCCCAAAAATCCTCATCTGGGTAGTCGTGTAAATCAATCCAGCCTTCTGCTATTTCTTCAGCGTGGCGCGCCATCCACTCCGGTTTCGTAACCTTGCCAGCAGAATCGCGCCAATAACGCCAAACGTATTTGCAACCGATAAAATCGGGATCGTCCGGGTGGTGAACGTGGTCATGAGAACCGGTAGAAGAATTAACAAGCATGTGCTTTGTTGGTACACCACAAACAACACAGGGTTTGGCTTCCCGGTCAAGCCATCGGCGTAAAATCTCAAATGGGTTATAGGTCACAAACTTGATACGGCCGTTAGGTCCAATTTCTATTACATTCATTATTACTCCTGTGTATCGAACACTCTGAAATGTTCGCCGTCTAGCCACTGTTGAAATGTTCCAGTCGGGCCTAGTGTGTTTTTATCAATCCTCACATCGACTGTTGGTACGTATCCGTTTTCGTTGTCTAGCTCCCGGTGAAGCAAAACAACGATGTTAGCTTTCTCTGTTTTCTCGCCTGATCCACGAATGGCCGTGCGGGTCAATGTATCCATGCCACGGTCTTTTCCTGCCTTGTTCATCTGAGCTAGGAGGATTACCGGTGTCTCTGTGGATTCCGCGAAGTTCTTGACCGTTTCAACGTCGTGAGCCTCCCGCTGCCAGTGCATATTGCCGTACAGTTTGACTTGTTTGTCAGACGGTGCTGCTTTCTCCAGATAGTCAATCACTACCGCGTCGCACTCATTTTCTTTGACGTGGTGATTCAGCTGCTTTACAACATCTGCCATTGACCAACCGGGCGTGTGAATGTAGGTTATCTGACCATCCCATTGCTTGAGACGGTCGCGTGTTTCGTGCCATCTGCGTATGGTTTCAGGCGTGTATGGTCCCATCTTCAATTCGCGGCGGCTGATGAGCGTATGCCGTGCGGCGCGGCGGTCTAGCATAACTGACTTGTTAAGCTCAAAGTGAACGAAGGCGATCTTGCTGTTATGGTTGGCCCAGTATTCCGCCTGCATTTCGGCGTAGGTTGTTTTACCCATGCCATCGCCAGCGGCTATAACAGCCAGCAACCCCGGCTCCATTGGGTCTATCATCTTGTTCCAGCTTGACCACGCCCAGCGTAGCATTCCGGCCATTGCGTCGGGCTGGTTTGCCTTTTCCTGACGTTTGGTCAGAAGCTCGTCATAGTAATCAAACGATTCCAGCCAGGTGAGAACGGCCGTCTCATCCGTGTGGCTATTTAGCTTGCCAAGTTGGGTGAGCAGCCATAAGTGAATTTGGTCCTGGTCCACATCGGCGTAAACCTTTCGTAAAAGCTCCTGTGCCAATATCAGGTATGGTTCAGTTAGTGGGTTGTTTGTTGTGTCCATATGTCGCGTCCTTGTCCAGTTTGCCGTCGATGTAAACCAATGTTCCACCGTTGCCGTCTGGAACCTCTACACGGTGTGGAGTCCTGGCCGCCCCATTGGATTGACCTGTAACGGCCGTATCCAGAACGTGGATATTCTTCCAACCGCGATCTAGCGTCATTCGTAAACTTTCAATCGCAGCCAGCGAACCAGCGTCAGCTAATGCAGCCAGTTTTATCGCCGCCTGAGTTTCAGTAAAAGTTAAGTTCGCTTGATCTACATGTTCAAGCCATCGCTTCCACCATTTTAGAAAATCTTTGTTTTGTAAATTTTCGGGCACAGCCCAAAATGCGTTTGTTTCCCTCTCTCTCTTTTTAATGGGTCTTTTTATAGTAGTCTTATTAAGATGGCGTTCCTGTGGTGGTACAAAGCGTTCCTGTGGTAACACACTCCGTTCCTCAGGTAACACACCTTGTTCCTGTGGTGGTACAAAGTTTTGTTGTGTTTGTTCCTGTGGTGACACAATTGACCACCCAATGCGACCGGTCTGACAATCCTTTTTGCGCTCAATGTATCCGTTTTCCTGAAGCCATTTCATGGTGCGGTTGACGTGCGTCAAGCTTATATTTGTGCCGTCCGCCATGCTGCGCTGGCTCTCAAAACAAACACCACGGCGGGCAATCCTTACAAGTATCCAGCCCTGATAAGCGTCTAGTTTCCCTGAGTCTATTATTTCGTTTGCGACGGCGGTAAAGTCTTTCATTTGCTGTATCCGTGATCCATTGCGATCTTAAACAATGTCCTAATCGTCACGGTCCCCACTTCGTTGCCCGTTGGTTTGAACGATGCCCATTTTTTAGACACTTCGCCGGGCGCACCCTGCCCCCAACTCTCTGCCATGCTCAAACCGTTTGAGCCGGGGAACTCGCTGTGAATAGCCATTAGCACCATTAGCCATTCCTGATAGTCAATCCCCCAGGGAGGTATCATTTTAAGCGCGTCCTGTACCTCTCTCTCATCTGCGTTTGTTGGCTGATAGTTTTGCACCGTGCGTTTTTGCTGTTGGCCAGTTGCCTTGTATCTAGCGATCATGTCCTTAATAATCCCAAGGGGGAGGATGTTGGGTAGCCATTCAATGTCGCCGCCAACCTGTGCACCGTAAAAGAAGCGCACGGCGTCCTTGCATTGCCGGTCGGCCGTTCCCCCAAACAGCCACAGAAGGGCCGTAGCGGACAGGGCGTAATTTTTGGCCTGGCGTATGGGTCGGTCTAACAAAAAAACCACGCGCGCGCGCGGTGCATCTGGCGTGTGGCTTGGGGTTGTGTAAATCAGCGAGGCATATTTTGAGATGAAAGGATCTGCCAACAATACGGGAATAGACGATTGTTCATCCATCGTATCGAAGTCAAGCCCTAAGTGTTGCCCCTGTAGATAATTATCAGTGGTTCGCCAATTATTGCTATGCCACGTCGTGAAGGCATGATGCTCATATACCAGGTTTGCAAATTCAGGGGGAGACACTTCTCTATTTTTGAATGAGCTATTGAATTTTGGCCAGTACGCAGACATTGGTTGAATCTTTTCTGTTAGGGCTGGGCCTATGCTGATCGCGTAGGTTTGTGTCATGATGCTTGCCCCAGCTCCCGCGTCGGCTCCCGCGTCAGCAGGTACAGCGCCTGGTTTAGGCCTTGGATGTAGCCGCCGAGTTGCGTATACACGTGCGAATCTCGGATGTCTAGCTTTACAAGTTCATGGAAGCGATATAAATCACCTCGTTTCTTCTGAGCCGCCGCGATCTCATTTTGCAGTGCTGCGATAATTTCTGTCATGTTATCCTCGTGACTATCATTTTTTCGTGGTGCTATTCCGCCTGCGCCTGCGGGCCTGCTTGGTCCTTTGCAATGCCCCACAATTCGCGCTCTAATTCTTGCGCGTAGGCTTCCGCCTCCCGCGCTCGTTCCACCGCATCCGTCAACTGCGCGGCCGTGTCAGCCAGCGCCGCGTCAAGGCGGGTGTTTTCGGCGCGGAGTGTTGCCAACTCGTCTAGTTGCCTTATGTATTCCGCCACAAACGCCTCATGGTTAGCCGTCAAGCCGTTAATACTCTCTTGCAAATGCACGGCGTATCTAGCTGCGTCATCCTCGCCAACGGATTTGTTAAACGCGATTTGAACCATAAGCTTTTCTTCGAATGTCAGATTGTCGTCATGTTTTGCCATGTCTTTTCATCCCTTTGGTTTTCATCCTGAGGGGCCATATTGCGAAATTCCAACCATCCGGCTATTTCGTTGCACACGGCGGCAAGTTCTACCCATCCATCGGCAGGCATGTACCAGGGGTACGTATGAAACAGGCCACCTATCTTTTCAGTGCAATGGCCGACCATTTGCATTTCCCCATCGTGGCGCGCTGGTTCAAATTTTCCCAATGTCTCCAACCAGGATTGCGCTTTTTCGCTAAGTTCATTCATGTCATGCCTCCTCGGCGGGGTGGGCTTGCTTCGTGGCCAATACATCCTGCCAGCCATTGCGCAGCCGCCAGCCCCAGCCGGTGCTATAAAAAATAATGCCATCCCGTAAATGTTTCGGCACGGTCACGGGGTCAAACAGCCATCGGTCGCCATAAGCGCCGCCATTCGTGGGATTTTCTTCCAGGTACTGGCTGATTGCCCGCTCTAGCGCGTTCAGCCATTCAGCATCTGCTTTCATTTCTGCCCCCAGCGTGAGCAGTGGCTGCACTCAGAAACCGGCTTGAGCATGATGCTGCCGACGTGCCGGTGCCACTGGCTCGAATAATTGTGCGGCAACCATTGGCCTGGATTCTTGCGACCTAGCATCCGCTGTACATCGTTGTCGATGAGGGGCAGCTTCGCCGATGCTGATTGAGAGTAACAAACTTTTTGCTGTGCCATGTCATGCCTCCAGAGAAACAAAAAAACACCCTTTCTTCGACCTACCCAAAAACCATTTAGTGAAACGTGGCAATTGGACAGGTGGCCTGGATAGGCCGAAAAAAGGGTGCTTTAGTTGACTGTGTAATGTTAATCATTGCCTGTCCTTGGGGCTTGCCACAGCCACATAGGGATATTATCACGAATAGGTATTGATGTCAATAGCTAATTGTGGTACAATCTTTTCATGAACAAAACTATTCACTACAATAACCTCATGGAAATACTAGGTGTAACTGCTGCGTCGGAAGAGTTAGAGCTATCCAAGGGCCGCATTATCCAGTTGATTAACCAGGGCAAACTAAGAGCGCACAAGGTAGGGCGAGAGTGGGCCATCTTGCGTTCAGACCTTGAAGTATTCAAGAGCTTCAAGCGTAATCCTGGTAAAGAAATAGAGAAGCCAGACAACGAACTGCAAAAGATAGAAATAGCTGCCCCCTCGGATGTTATCGGCTTTGCCTTGGCTAAATCGGCCGAAACCGGCATGACCTTGGATAGATACATAGAAATGTTGCTAAGGGAGCAGATGATATGATTAGTATTGACTTTGGTATCCCTGTCCCCTTCGACGGCGCGGTCGCTTTTGAAGATCGCCATGCTCTGCCAAACGAATCCGGCGTTTATTTTGTAATCGCCAGTGATAAAGTCCTGTACATCGGACAGGCTTATGACTTGGCTGTTAGGTGGAAATCTAAAAATCATCACAGGTATCCAGAAGTTAAAAATATCCCATCGGCTTTAATTGCTTATTTGCTGATAGATATACCTTGTTTGACCAAACGGGAAGTCTCGTACATTACCCGCTTTTCTCCCCCCATGAACGGCACAACGCCGCCCCCAAGGAAACGATCAACACAGTCCCACAAACGAAATGATATTATTGATGGCATTAGAAACAACTTGCCCCAAATGCTATTTGACAGGGGAATATCTATCACCCAACTTTCAGAGGAAACGGGGATAGGCCGATCAACGATGCACAACATTGTTAATGGGCATACAAAGGGTATGGTGTTTGAACATATCATTTCCATTTGCCGCGCCCTGGGTGTTGAGATTGGCGACATTTACGAACTGGCAGAGGTGGACAATGACTGATTTTGATGGAAGCGTCCCGTTTGCGTTGCGCGACCGCCTGCCTGAATTGTCCGGCCTGTATTTTATTTACGAAGCGGACACCCTCTGCTATATTGGCAAATCCATAAACCTTAGGGAGCGATTGCGGTATAACGGGCATCATAATTTCAAAGCCTTCTCTAGTTTGTCATCACCGATAATCAAGTACATTCTTTTATCGCCCGACGCGCTTGAAGATGCTGAGCTTAGTTTAATTGAAAAATATTCCCCGAATCTGAACAGGAAAGCCGCGCCCGTATCCATCGGAAGCGGTATAACCTCTCTAGGCGCATCCGTTCCCAAAGAAGTAAAAGCTGCTTTCTTGCTTGCCGTTGATGACAGGAACACCACGCTTTCAATCCTTTTTCGTGAAGTCATTACCGAATGGCTAGAAAGGAACGGTTACCTTGAAGCCAACCCGCCGAAGCCAGGGCCGAAGGCGGGTTAGGGGCGATCTAGTTTGTCAATCGTTCTTTGCGCCCATTCAATATCTGCGCCCGTTGGCCTGGTCCGCTTCATATTCGTCAACTTAATTCGCAGTGGCAGCATTGGGATTAGGCAAAGGTACAACGTCAATACCCAGGGCTTGCCGCCGGGCATCTTTTCTTTGTTCCAGTACAAGCCAATCCACAAATCACGCGGTTCAAAAATAAGTTTTATCTCTGCGATTCTCATTTGGTAATCCTCAAAATAACCTGACGGCCGTACCGATACAAGAACAGCTTATCTATAGTCTGCATAGGTTGCGCCTTTACTGGCATTACAAGAACGGCAAAGAGGCTGGATATTTGAGATACAATGTTTGCCACCTAGTGCCAGCGGTTTAACGTGATCCATTTCTAGTTTAATTTCTGGTTCCTGCTCCCCACAACACAAGCACGCATAATCAGCGCCTGCTTTCATATCTTGCCATGCCTGCTCAGAAAATTCGCCCTGCTTCACCCTGGCACGCCTGCCGCGAGCCCAAAAGGCTATAGATGCCTTATGCGTTTCACGGTATTTCTTTTGGGCCTTTCTTTTGATGTGGGGGTTCTGCTTTATATATTTTCGGTTCCTTTTCCTTAGTTGCTCCCTGTTTTCGCGGTTATACTGCCGCATATATTTTTTTATATACTTTTCATCTCGCCACAACGCCCCATCAACCCGCTTAGATTTACCTAGGCATTGAACACAGCAGTAGTTTTTATCTGTTAGTTTGTCAGTCCTTTTCCCGAAGTGCTTTCCGCATTGATCGCAGATAACCGTTGTAAATGTTCCGGACTTTCGATTATTAAATCCCATACATAACTGCGAACAAAAGCGGATGCGATCAACCCCCGGACGGCTCACCCTTTGCCGGTATTGAGATTCCAGAATCTGGAATTCGCAACCGCAGCACTCACAAGTTAAGGTAATTCGTTCTCCGCGCCGTTTTCCAACCCTTCCCCCTCTAGGTTTTATTTCAAGCCCCAACCTCTTAAAGTTAATGGCTAGACCTGAGTTTGTAATGTCTAACCCAAATCTTTCTATTGCGTCAGGAATAGATCGTTCGGGACTAGCTGTATACCATTGGTAAAATTTCCTGATTTTTTCTTGACTGAACCTTGCTCGGCTCATAACAAAACACCCCGTAATAGCTGCCGATGTTGTCACACGAACGGCGGGACGATAGTCCACTATTACGGGGTGCTTTACCCAATAAGATATTCTGTTATTGACAAACATAACATCGGCGCTAGAAACAAAAAGCGCCCCGTTTCCGTTCGTGTGACAAGGTATATTATAGCACATATCAATCAAGTTAACTAATTATTTCAAGGTGGACATTCGGGTATCTGTACAGAAACAGCTTGTATTTAAGACGCCAAACTGGATTTCCCTTGAAACCCTTGACCTCTTCCACAATAAGGCGGTCGGTCGCATTCTCCACATACTGGAAATCTGCCACGTAATGAATCGCGCGAATGGTTTTCCCTTCACGCTTAAACGACGGCTGCAACTCAAAACGCGGCTGTAGCGACAAGGCGTGAATTTCGCCCGCTGCTGCGAGTAGCAGCAACTCCTGGTATCTTTCGGCCTCTCGCTTGGAATCGAAGCGTATGCCGTCGATTTCCGTGGCCTGGGCGTTGTATTTGTGGCGTCGTGGCTGGTGGGTCACAGGTTGTCCATTCTGCACGATAGGGAGCGCCGTTTTGCCGGGGCCACGTGACGGCCGTTTGCGCTCGTTGTCATCTGCCATCTGACGCGCAGCCTCGGCACGGTGGGCGGGCGGTAGTTGGTCAAGTTGGAAGTTTGCCATTTACTGATACCTCCACTCAGGACGGGGAGTTTTCCCGTCGTGCGATGGGTATTTATTCCAGCACGATTTGTGCGCAGACCTGGCCTCATCCCCGCTACTGTATCCAGCAAAAACGGCCCCATCCTCCACTATATCGTCACGAGTAAGAATCTCGCCGCATATTCTGCACGGCTCATTTGCGTACATTAATACTGCTATCTCTACTACTGCTGACTTGCTCATTACAACTTTCTCCTGATACTTCCTTGCGCCACACTGGTATCAAATTTTTGACCAACACAGCGCAGGCACCGCTCACCCTCTCCGTCAACGGGAACGCCGCAGCCGGGGCAAAAGTGTCCTTGTGCAATTTCGTGCGCCGCCTCACACTCATCACACAGCGGCTTGTACTGGCCGTAGGATTCACGGCCGTTCCATTCGTGTACAATCTCCTTCCCGCAATGCTCGCAATGACGATAGAATTTCATGAGCCCCCCGCTAAAATCGGACACCAATGCGGCGTAATTGGCGGTGTTTCCTGAGAGATGAAACGAATTTCTGCCGGGTATGGTCCCGGTCCCTTGACCTCGTTGTCGTAGTCATGAGTACAATTATTCGAGTGCACAGGATTACGCCCGCTGCGCACCATTACTCTATTTAGATACCGGCAATCAAAGCAGGTGTTGTAGGTGACACCCGTTGGAACTTTTATAAGTGTTGGTCCTTGTTTTGTCATGAGCACCTCACTAAAAAGGCGACGGCGTGATATTTGCCGTTGCGTACTGTATCCACAGCGTCCCAAACTGATTGCGGCTCATCATGTCGATGTCACGGCCGCTCTTCTTGTGGACAAAAATGCCATCAACCGTGCCGGGTTCCCATCCCATTCTTTGCATTTCGCTGTATAGACGCTCCTTGCTCCACATCTGGCTTCTGATTCTGGTTTTCGTGCTCATTGTTAGCCTCCGTGTTCAACAAATAACTGGCGTCACAGTTCGGGCACCACAGGCCCGTGACGCCATCTGCCATACATTTATCATTGCCACAGTCGGGACATACGCCCGCTTTGATTTTCGCTTCCGCTATGATGTCATCATTCCACAGGTCGAAGAGGCTGTTGTAGATAACGCGGTACTCCTGGCCGGTGCCTACGTGGACGGGGTGGGGGGAGCTAGTCATGTTACCGCCTGCAAAACGTAAGCCATCATGTGGCGGCCGATAAATTCAGTGTATGCGGGGGGGATTGATTGACTTAATTCCGACCGCGACATCCAATCAATCCCCATTGCCTCTCTTGCATAATCCAAATATGGCATACCTAGATTTGGCGCACCGCCGTTCCCGGTGACGCTAATAAATCCGTACTTCTCACTCCTACCCCTACCAGAGCGAGGGCACGCTTCCGGGTGTGGTAAATGAGGAGGAGCCAGCAAGAACGGCTTCGTTTCAAAAAGTCGGTGGCGATACGTTCTCAATCCAAATTGATGACCGCATAGCATAATCGGGTGATTTAATTCCCGACGTGCGCCGGAAACATTTTCGATAATGTACGGCTTGCCTATCAGGAGAAGTGCGGCACGGGTGGCCGCAATCAAATCGGGATAGTCAGAAAAATCACCTGGCAGCTCTGTGTAAAACTGGCACGGCGGGCTTGCATGAATCACATCGTATTCATGACCATGAGCCGCCAGATATTCAAGCGCGTCCGCCTCCACGAATTCAAACGGATAACGTTTCATCGGCTTAATATCGACGCCGGTCACATCGAAGCCGGCGCGGTGATAGCCCATTCCAGCTCCACCAGCTCCTGAAAATAAATCCAGCAAACGAGGCTTACTCACCAGGACACTCCAGCGCTTCCCGCTCGCTCATCCGACTGGACATCATCGCGGCGGCAATGACAAAAATAGACGCGACAAAAGACGCGCCTATGAGGCAGTAAATTATTAGTGATGCTCCGTTTAGTGTCATTGCGTTGCCTTCGCCTGGCGGGGTGTAAAATCCCCGCCAGGCACCAGGATAAGGACGGCGGCGGGCAAAGGAGGGGCCATGCCGCCCGAAATCCCGCCGCCGCTGCAAACGGCCGTTACCCCTCGGACTGAGAGGCGGCCGGGATGCCATCATAAAGGTGGTATTTTTCCCGCATCGCTGCGAGTTTTTCCTCTTGCCGCTTTAGTTCAGCTTCAATAATGGTACGGCCGTCATTTGTGCTAGGCAAGCGGCCCGCCTGAATCCAGTTATAAATCGTTGCCCTGGAAACGCCGATTACTAAAACAGCATGGTCAATGGTTAATTCGCTCATAAGGTAATTCTAGCATGGTTCTAAAGTCCTGTCAATTATTTGTCTAAAAGCTTGACAACAAGATAGAAAGGTGATACACTGCTTTGCATGAAAACGTGTACGAGATGCAATAAAACAAAGTATGATAACTATTTCAAAAAAGGCGCTGACGTTTGCAAGGTTTGCCTTGAGCCCGCAAAGAACAGAGTGGCCCGTAGATTGGTTAACAAAGCAGTTTGGAACGGTGAACTTAACAAACCAGCAGAACTCAAATGTTCAAGATGCGGCAGCGGCGCAATCCTCTATCATCACGAGGATTATGATAAACCGTTAGACGTTACTCCTCTTTGTGGCAAGTGTCACTGGGAACGGCATCAAGAAATTAAACAATAAACACACTCTCATAACTCAAGCACAGCACCGGCTAGGGCATAGACCCAAAGGAAACGAGACAAGATGAACGCAAAGCAAGCAGAACTGGACATGGACAACACAATCAGATACTTCCAGTACACGGCTATCAACTCTCCCGATGAAGCTGAAACGGTGCGGGACGAAGCTGTAGAAGTGGTCACCCAGTTACGCGATTTACTTTTTGAACTTAGCTCACTGGAAATAGATTTGGTAGACGGATTGCTTGATTATTACGGAATTAAACTGTAAGGACGAGACAATGAAAAAGCTTGGATTTAATGGCGAAGCCGAACGGCAACTAAAGCAAGAATCTATCGATTCCATCAATCGCGTGTTGGAAATGTTCCAGGATGATATGGAAGTTTCCAACGATACAGAACTGGCGGTGATGGCAAGCCATCTACTAGAGGCTGGCGCGAATTACACAAAGACAGTACGGCAGCTGCGCGGCCTATAACGAAAGAGGCCCGCCCCTCCCAACAAGAAGAAGGCGGCAAAAGGAAATTGAAATGAATAAGATAGGCTACAAGGGCAGCGCACAGGATTTACGAAATGAGGATGAAGCGTACATCGGTCGCATTATTGAAATGCTCCAGATGGAAAAGGAACAGGCCAATGATTTTGAGCTGGCCGCTTTGCGGAATGCTCTGCAAAAAGCCGTAAAATCATACAGAAAAGAAATCAGCAACTAAACGAAAAAAGCCGCCCCACTCCACCAAGAACAGGACGGCCAAAACCCAGAAAGGATTTGTAGAAATGATAGCACAGCAGCACACCGCAGACGAATTTTTCAGCAACAAGAACAGCCAGCGCGCTCGGCGCTATGCCAACCGGTACTTGGCAGAGCTAGCCATCACCACGGACACGGTTTGGCGCGATAGCCTGACGGCCTCCTATCTGGCAATGCTGGCAATCGGCCACGTAAACGGCCGTGACGGTTCACTACTCAAGTCACCAGAGGCCACCGCTTCTGAGGCTGCGTACAAGGCCTACGAGGCGCGTGAAGCGACGTGGGGCCGTGAAGCCGCCGCCGCAATCGCCGCAGACACATACCGCCAAAAAATGGCACAGGCGGTGCGTTAATGACTGTACAGCTAATCCACGACTTACAGACAATCGTCCGCCTCATGCATCTGGCGTATTGCAATGGCGACGATCAGACGTATGCAGAATTGGCACCACGATACCGGCAGTTAATAGCCGAGCAAGCGCAATTTTCGTTAACTGGCGGGGTGCACTAATGGAAACCTGTCCAAAGTGCCGACGGCCTGCCTACATCAGGCGGGCCACGCAGCAGCAGGTAGACCGCCAAAAATGCGGCCGTGACAAGAACGGCCGTACGGTCCTCGTAACGAAAAGCACCACAATAGCCACGTGCAGCCTGTGCGGCAACACGTGGACTGAGGGGCGATAATGCTAGATAGATACGCAAGACTCAAAAGCGAGTTGGCAGAAATTCAAAACGAACTGGAAGAAATAGAAGCGCAACTGCGTCTCCAGGTGGAGACTAGCGGCGAGGTGGCAGGGTTTGGTTTTCGCGCCTACATGAAGCCTGGGCGCAAAAGCACGAACCACGAAGCGGCAGCGCATGAGAACGGCGCTTGGGATAGCCTCATTGAAAAGCACAGCAAGACAAAAGTCACGGTCAGCTGGGCGAAGGTCACGGCCGAGATGGGATTGAAAAATCTCAGCGAGTACACGACGGAAGGGCAACCGGCTTTTGTGGTGGAGTCAATCTAATGACACACAAAGTAATTGGGTTCCACAACGGCAGTATTATATTATTCGACACGCCTCAGGTGTGCTGCAACAAGGACATCAAAAGCGGCGACATCCTGGAACTTGACGGCGACTACGTGCGGCTCTATAAAGATGGCGACGGCCGCTTACGCTATGATTTTATCACGGATGACGTTTTACAATTGCTGGCGAAACGTCACGAGGCGGCGATTAAGCAGCAGGCCGCCGGGTACATTGAGCAAAAGTGGCAAGAGCGCATGGAAGCCGACTACGAGGACACGCTGTACAGCGTCCGCATGGGAACGGGACGCCGATGACACCAAGACAGCAAAGTATATTCGATTGGATTTTATTCTCAGAAGGTTTTGAGGCAGCGTACCAGTTTATGTTGGTATGCGTAGAAATGAATAGGAGCGAAAAATGACAGATCGGTGGTTTGGTGTTCCGGGTTACGAGGGCCTGTATGCTGTTAGTCGCCAGGGCGATGTCATGAGTTACCCTCGTTTGGGTACAAACGGCGGTGTTCTCCGGCAAGATTTGAACCGAAACGGCTATCTACAAGTTAGGTTATACAAGGCGGGTCAGTCGAAGGTGTTTTATGCACATCGCCTAATCGCACTTGTTTTTTTGGGAGAGTCAGCCGATCACGTAAATCACAAGAACGGCAACAGGCAAGATAACAGGATCGGCAATCTAGAATACGTCACACCAAAAGAAAACACGGGCCATGCTATTAAAACGAGAGGCAAGTGGTTTGTTGGTGGCGAGCGTCACGGCATGGCAAAGATAACCAAAGCTCAGGTTGTGCAGATTATTTCCATGAAGTCGCATATGACACAACGAGATATTGCTAAAAAGTTTAATTTATCAGAAGCTCAAGTGAGCCGAATTGTAAACGGTCAAAGGTGGAACAAATGAATAGTTTGGTAACTTTCAATACAGAAGAATTTGATGTTATGCAGCGTTTTGCAAAAGCTATGGTTGCAAGTGGTTATTTTACCGATGCCAAAGATATTGCACAGGCGTTCGTCAAGATTCAAGCCGGCAAAGAATTAGGTCTACCTCCTTTTGCCAGCATGACAGGAATTTATGTCATCCAGGGAAAGCCGGTATTAGGGGCTAATGTCCTGGCAACTCTGGTGAAAAATGACCCACGGTACGATTACAGAATTAAGCAGGCAGATGACACGGCCTGCGTTCTGGAATGGTACGAAGGCGGGGCAAAAGTTGGCGAGGCTGGCTTCACGATGAAAGAGGCGCAGACGGCCGGATTAACCAATAAAGACAACTGGAAAAAGTACGCCAGTGATATGCTTTTTGCCCGCGCAATAAGCAGGGGATCGCGACGCTTTGCACCTGGCATCTTTGGTGGCGCTCCAGTTTACACGCCTGATGAATTGGGTGCGGATGTAGATGAGGATGGCAACGTTGTGAATGGTTCATTTACTGTTCGTGACGATTTCAATCAAACGAACCCAGCAGCGGATAACGACTTCAATCAGGATGTGCCCAAAGTTTCGCCGACGCCCAAAAAACCCACGAAAACAGCGACCGTTACGGCCGAACAGCAAAAGCCCAGCGAGGCACAAATGAAACAACTACATGCCGCCGGGTCTGCTTTTTACGGCGACGAATGGGACACGCAACGGCCGAAAATAGTAAAGTATGTGAGTGAAGGCCGTGTCACTAGTAGCAAGCTCCTGACGCTTGCTGAATGGCAAAAAGCGATTGATGGTATAAACGCTAAGGCGGACGCAGCAGCCTAGCCGCCTCCAGAAAGGAGCAACCCGAGCCGGTGCGGGTCATCACCGGCAAAGGAGACTGAAATGGCAATCTTGAAATCAAAGAAACAAATTGACAAACTGAAGAAAGACTGGGAGTCCGATCCTTGTTGGGACATCGAAGACACCGAGGGCTTCGAGGCTCACCGTGAGGAGCTGGCGAAATACCGAAAGGAGATGGAACACAAATGGGACTACGAGCGCATCATGCGCATTGATGCCCAGGCGTTCAGATTGGAATGCAGCTTCAAGACCGCTAAATATACACTGGCTCTGGAAGACCGGATCGCTAAATTGGAAAGCACTGTTGAGAAACTGGCTGACCGCGTGGAGGCATACCAAGCGCGAAATATGATGAGATAGCAAACGGCCGTATGGCCAAAGGAACTGAAAATGGCAATAGCAAATGTTGGGGACTATGTCAGAACAAGCAACCGTCTTTGTCGGGTTATCGACCGGACAGAGCAAACCTATTATTACGAAGAACTTTTCACCAGAGAGCGTTTTCAGGTCAATGTTGTAGGAAACTACCCATTGAAATTGACGTATTCAAGCGCACTAATGCTTATGGAGCGCGAATTACATACCATCAAGAAAAAGGCAGGAGCGTGGATTGGACCTGCTTCGTTTCGGAACATTGAATGGCTCTTGAATTTCGTCGAGTCCGAGCTTAGGGAGAATACCTAGAGGATTGAAATGTACAAAGGTTATTCAGTTAGAGAAGTTGTTTTGCATGATTATGAAACACCAGAGACGGCCGTCATCATCGACGCGCCCGCCGGGTGCAGTCAATGCCAGGACGAGGGGCAGGTGCAGCCGGGTCACAGCTTATGCGCCCTTATCCCCGACGAGTTGGCGGGCGATGAAAATATCTACCCATCTCTAGATAGCACCCACGGCTGGATTATGTATTTTAGTGGCCCGGATGAACACGTTGATGAGTGGCTCGAAGCGCCAAAGGAGCTGCCTATGGAATAACCCCAACTCCTTCCTAGAGGCACAAGGCCCGGCGCGACAACGTGTCGGGTTTTTTCTTGCCAAACGAGTTTTGAGATTGGTAGAAAAATTTAAGGTTAATAGTACCTTTTGTGGTTGCCAAAGTACATGTACTATGATACAATTCCTTTAATTCAGTAATCAACAGCAGATAGGAGATTGAAATGAAACAAGTAACAGTCAAATCAGTAAGCGGTCAAACTCAAGTTAATCTGAACAATGCCAGCAACGGCGACGCGCTCAACGCTCGTATGGCAAAGGCAGCTCGTGACATCGCATTCGGTGTCGGAGCAAACGCCACGGTCACAGATGGCCAAGGCACCTACCGCGTAACTCGCAGCGGTGTCCGCAAGCAAGAGCAAGAATGGTAACCAAACAAGCCACCTACGAAGCCCGCACCCGTCGCGCCCTCCGCATTTTACGCAAAGTAGCCAAGGATTTTGGCTACAGCGTAGGGGGGCACGGCGGCACGGAGATAGATGATTTCATGGACGCCATCGAAGGCGGCAAAATCATCATCACGCAGGCTCACATTGTGGACCTGCAACCGAATAAAGATTATTTTGAAAAGTAAACCAATCAGCCCGGCTAGCCCTCGCAGTCGGTAGCCCGAAAGGGTAGGGGTAAAAGGAACGAAATGTCAAAATACGTAGTGACACAAAGCAACAACGGCCGTTGCACGACGGCACGACTGGAAGGGACAGAGACGCAGGTGCCTCTGTCCGAGTTACCAGCTGGCTGGCGTGACCAACTGGTCACAAAAAATATGATGGAGCGAGGAAACAGAAATTCATTATTTCTCGTTTCCGACTCCCCAAGGGAGTCGGGAAACATCACGTGGCCCAACGGTTGGGGACCATAGTAATAAAAGTGCCCGGCACCCCGCCGGGCACTTTTCATTTCGACCGCCCCCGCCGCACGTTCCACAGCGCCACGCTAAGATTCACATCCCCCAACCCAATCCCGTAAATCACCGACTGCAAACGGCCGTTCGTGCCGTACAACTTACCAACATTGTACAGGTGATTGCGGACCGTGCGCACCTCAATGCCCAGGTGCTGCGCGATCTGCTTGTTGCTTAGACCGTTTGCGGCCCATTGGAGGATTTCGCGCTCACGGTCTGAGAGGCGGATTAGGTCAGACACAGTTTGTCAACTGAAAACTGAGTGGCTGCCGCCCTTCTGGTAATTCGCCCACGGCGCCGTTATTCCATTCGCAATACATCACGTCCGGAGCCAGTTTGTAAACCTCGATAGCTGGCGTGTTAATGTCCGGTGTTTTGCGCCATTCGCAAACCAAGACTTTTTCAAATGATATTGCGGGATTGACCGGACTTGTCCAGACAGGAAGCAGCGCCTTGACATAGATGTAATCCACCGTTTGATTGCTGGCTGTTGTCTGGCACGTTACCCGGTCAAACTCTCGCACGGTGGGAGATGACTGGTAGACCTTGCCAACTTCAACCATACGAGGCAGCCAGACGATGCCGTCTAAATCGTAGGCGCTACGGCCGCCGCTGCTGGTATCCGTGAACTTTTTAACGCCCGCAGAGTCAACAAAAACCTCTTCGTAATCAAAAACCTGTTTGTTGTCAAACCATTGCCCCTCACCTTTCCAGAGAATTGTACGGCCGTTTGGGAGTTTTTCCATTTGCTGCGCCTGGGTACGGCCGTCGGTGAAATGGAAAACGACGTAACGGCCGTACTGACCCGATGGCTGGAAGTACGGCAGCAGGTCGATTGTAGGGGCAGGGGGAGGCGCGACCTGTGGCGCTGGCTTGCCCTGCACAAACGGCCAGGGATTGACCGGACGGCCGTGAAACCAAACAGGGTAGTCATTGTTAGGGTCAATTGTGCCGGTCTTGTCCAGTACGCCAAAGTGCAGGTGATAGCCCGTGCTGTTGCCCGTATTGCCGCTGTAGCCAACGATTTGACCCGCTGCTACCGGCTGCCCCAGGCTCACCGGCAAATCAGGCCGTGCGTGAGCATACACGGTGCAATAGTCGCCATGATTTAGCACCACGTGCCAACCGTAGCCGCTAGCCGTGTTGTTCGACCATTTTCTATCACTGGCGTGTACCACGGTGCCAGCAGCAGCAGCGTAAAACGGCAAATCTTTGCCCACTCCGTAATCGGTGCCGTCGTGACCCGGCAGGCCAAAATCATCATAGCTTCCTGGATTCGCGCCGAATGATTGCGTGACGTTGGTTGTCTGACACGGTCGGTAAATGAGATTCACCAACGGCGGGGCAGGGGGAGCCGGTTCATCGGCAAACTCAACGGCCGTTCCTGGGTAATGACCCGCGTACCAATCTATAAATAACTGCTGAAGCTCCACAGGGATGCCGTGCAATACGGCCGTATTGGATGTCACGCCCGGCGCGTGGCCCGCATCGTCATAGCTGAATGTCACGCTGTTGCGGCCGGGAAAAGCAGCCTCGCAGATTGCGATCCATTCGGCTAGCGTGGCGTCCTGCGGTGCGACTAGGTATTTACGGGAGTAGGGTACTCTTGGGTTACAGTCCATTGGTGGCTCCTCTGGTTGTTCTGGCGGGTCTGGAAACTCCGCCGTCAATGAATAATTTTTGATTGGCTCAATTAACCGTTGCGTTTGTTGGCCAATGTTCGGCCAGTTGGAACCGCCGCCCAAATACCAAATTGCGGCAAACTCAATATTAGGGTGCGCTGCGTAAAGTGAAGCAGCCAGGGTAATTTCCGCCATTGCCTGCGGTACGTCTGGCACGTTCTGATATTCCCAGCCAAACTCACTAATAAAAATGGTAGGCCGTGCTATGCCGTGGTCATCACAGACATCATGCAGGAATTGAAAACGGCCGACAAGGTAAGGAAAGCCCTCAAACAAATCCGCTTTGGTCAGACTGTATTCATGGAGCGATACGGCCGCTTCGTTGGGATGGTCTGCGCAGTATTCCAGATAGGCAAGCATCCCCGGCGTTTCCCAATCGTCAGCCTCTGGCTCACCAGCGGAAAAAGCAAACAGCGAAACTTTGTAGCCCTCACCATTTGCCATACTAGCAATGGCCAGCGCGAAATAGCCCAGCCAATCGGCGCGCTCCTTGTCTACCTCGTTTATTGGTTCGATCCACGTGTTCTTGTTGAATTCGGGCGGTAGTTTTGCTTTGGTGATTAACCAATGCTTTAACGCTGCATCAGCTGGGGGCAAGCTGTAATCAGGTACGTCATAATCACGGCCGTCATTCTGCCCCTTCGTTGTCAGTCGCCAAACGGTAGTGGCATTGGCGTATTGTGATGCTTCCCATGCCGTGCCGTATTCATCGGCCGTTTTATGCCCAAACGGGATATTGGCCTCATCCAAATCACCAAACAGATCGCCAATGCCGGTGCAGGAACAAACAGGACCAGCGTGAAAAAAAACTTTATTGTAAGCAGCCATGCAACCTCTTTTGTGGTATAATTTGCTTGCGGCCAAACAGCGACATACAATAGAAAACTAGCCCCTTGTGGTAGCTGTTTGGTCGCACTTTCAGCAAAACCATGAGGGGCTTTTTTATTGGAGAAAGTGCGACATGACTAAAAGGGATGGGTTGCCATGTAGGGGATGCGGCACTTCTGCATGGTATGCAAGCGGAAAATGTATAGAATGTCAAAAGCGGCACGCCCACAAGTGGTACAAAAATAACAAAGAAAAAATGTTGGCTACCGGAAAGAAGTGGGCTAAAGAACACCCGGAAAGAGCGAGTGAGTATTACAGAAATAGCGCGAGAAGGCAGCGCGAAAAAAGACCGCAAGCTGTTAAAGACTCCTACAGGAAATGGTACGGTAAAAACAAACACAGATTCGCGGAAAAGGTAAGAAAAAGAGCAATTAAGTGGGCAAAAGACAATCCAGATAGAGTAAAGGCTATACAACACAAGAGACGCGCCAAAAAGAAAAAGGCGGGAGGCAGCTTCACTGTGTATGAATGGCAGGCGCTTTGTAAACGGCAAAATTACCGGTGTCTTGCATGTGGAAAAAGAAAAAAGCTCACAGCCGATCATGTAGTGCCCATCGCGTTGGGGGGGTCTACAAATATTGACAACATTCAGGGCTTGTGTCTTTCTTGTAATGCATCTAAAGGCATCAAGGTGATTGACTACAGAACAAAGAAAAACACAAAACGCTGGATACAGCCAGAGTTGTTTTAGCGCCTGGTGCGTTTCGTCACCACCCAAGCCCACGCCGTTGAGGGACAAGACCACCCGCGCGGGTAGCTGTTTAATGCCGTTACTACGAAAATGAGCACCAATTAAAGAAGCCATCATTCACCAAAATCCAATCTCATACGTGCTGCAATAACGCCCGATAATCTACTTGCACGCTCAACAATGCAATTTGCACAAAGAATACCCTCTGAGCTTTCCGGGTGAATCATTAACCACTGCTCATTTGATAGCGTGGTATCAATGCCAAAATGACTGTATAGCTTGTTGCAATCTTCACAGGCTGCCATCTATCCCCCTTCCATCACCAGCACGGCCTCGCTTCCCACAAGCCCTGGCCAGCGCTGCCATGAATACCAATCAATCTCTGCGATAATGCTGTTTTCAAACATCCATGCGGGTGTGCCATCGTTACCCGCGCAATCAATCACCAGCGCACGAAGCGCACCCACGGCCGTATACAGCACGCCCGTCTTGCCAATCAGCCGACAATCAGACACCGCAATGAGTACGTCATAGCCGCTCAAATCCTGCGGAATGTCACCGACTGATTGACGGTAATCAATCGTGGCATCGGTCGGTAAACGGCCGTAGGCACTGAGGTAGCCGGTATGGGTAGGCACGGCCGTTACCGTTTCCACAGCGCCGCTAAATAGCATGATGGCGCATACGGCCGTTTGGCAGGCGTGGACTATCATTCACCACCTAGCGGCGTACTAGGATGCATTTCCTCGAACAAACTAACGTCAATGCACTCTACCCACTCACCCGGCGCGTAGGCGATAATCAGCCGGTCGTTTTCGTCATAAACCAACAATGAGCCGCCGTCAACGAAAATGCGCTCACTCCTGGGAATAATTCCCCACGATTCCACGGTGCCTAGTTGTTTGAATCCAGTAGTTACCTTCCATCATCGCCTCATCCTCTCAACAAAAATCCACACCCCCAGGCCAATCGCCGCCAAAATCACCAGCGGCGGGCAGATGGTTATCAGGATGTCGAGAAATACAATGTCCTGTCCAGTTTGTAAAAGCATCATGCCTCACTCTTGTTCGCTGTCTGGCTTCAATCGCCATACCCATTCCGGCCGGTCGCCTTCCAGAAAACCGGCAAACACGTCCATTGTTTTGCGCCGGTAAAAGTGCAGCACCAACGCCCGAATCTTTCCTTGCTTCTCGTTACCATCTAGAGATTCATAATCAACACCTAGATCGAAACACAACTGCGCCAGTTCCGCCCGGCTGTAGGCTTGCATCATTGTGGCCGCCAGGTGAGCCGCTTGTTCCTTACGGCGGGTTTCTTTCAGTCGCCCGGTATCGGTCTGTCGTTTCGGGATGATAAAAATCCCGCTTTCGGATTCAGAAACAACGGCCGCCACTTCTCTTGCGACTGATGTAGCGCTTTCCAGCGCTGCAAAACGCTCCTCGTACGCTTCAAATCTTCTACGGAGGCGGATAGCCAACTTTTGAATCCAGTCGGCAAGACCGGCAACTTTTTTTTTGTGCCCTCGCTGCGATTCAACACCACGGCCAGGCCGCTGCCGATCTCATCCACCTGCCGCTCGACGGTTTCCAACCGGTCGCTGATCTCTTCCTCAAACGCCTTGAAACGGCTGTCGAGACGGCCGTCCAGCCGTTCAACGGTCAGCGACAGCCGCTCGACGGCCCGGATTAATTCCTCGCCGTCACTCATCAGCCGCCGCCTTCAGGTTGGTGATAACCGATTCCAGAAACGCGACGCGGGTATTCAACGCCTCAACCTGGATTTGTAGCGAGGAGATGTCTGATTTGCGCCGTGTGGCCAATTCCTGCCAGACCTCTGCCTGCGCCTGCGCGTGCGCAAGCTTCTGCGTGGCCTCCACTAGCTGCGTCTGGCAGCGTTGCAGACTCACCGTGTCAATGTCGGCCAGCGCATTGGTTACGGCCGCGTGTACGGCCGTTTCCAATTGTGTATTAAAGCCGGGAAATATTTCGTCATTTGCCATGGTGTTTGCCTCAATGATACGGCCGTTGCTATCCCATCACGGATTCAATTTCGGCCACCTGTTCGGGCGTGCTGTTCGACATCGCTTCTACCGTGGCCTTTTTTACCGTGGCCCGGTTCCAGATATAGACTGCCACGGGTACGATCATGAAGATGCCCGTGATTACGGCCGTTAGCCCGCTTTGCAGCTGCTCACCTTCTAATTCAGGCAGCAGCCCCAAGCCCACGGCCGCGCTGATAATAGTCGTCAATAAAGTCAGCCAAAACTCGGTTGTGCGATAACCTTCTTTCATTTCAATCTTCCTTTGCTAAATCAATAGCGATAAAATCATTACAGCAACCGCCCAGGCCAATAGATTCTGACCTCTGGCGTCCACTCCAATCCCGGCCAAAATAGCTAGAATCAAAGCGATTATGTACAGCACTATGTCAATGTTCATTGTTCCTTCCTTCCTTAAATTATCACCGCCGCCTCGTCCACCACCAGTAAGCCAGCGTTGCGGCCAGCACCATGACGACGGACGCGCCGATGAGGGCGAGGGTGGTGAGTATCATTAGTATCCCAGCACCGTCATCCATTCTAGGGCGCATTGGAATTGTCCGGCTATACTGTAGTGCGTCCCGTCGCTGGTATACGTTGCTCCGTCGTCGCCATTCTCTAGCCACACGTTTTCGTCTGGTCCTGCAAATACCGAACTCCCATAAGTGGCAATTACAAAATCGACCCACGTTTTCATAATTGCCGCATTAACATTGAATCCTTGTCGCCAGGGATATGCAACATAGACATCCACACCAGGCCACTTTGCTACAAAGGCGTCAATAATCCATGCTAAATTGGATTTGAATGTAGCTTCTGCCACTGCCTCATTACCCCACCCCAGTTCATTGACACCTATATTCAGGCATATGGTGGAGGGATTGCCACCCAGTGATGCAAGATTCGTTTGTAGATAGCTTTTTAATGTTGTTGTCGTAAGCCCACCCCCGGCCATATACAATGGATTGAGTCGCCAATCTGCGTTTTGTGCCGTTGATAGCAAGCCAACTAGGTGACCAGTCCAACGATTGTCTACTGTTTTTGAGTCTCCCGAAAAAGCCATGTCTAAGTAACCCGGGAATACAGTTGTATACATCTCCTCCACAAGTGCCGTGCTTAATATCTCATCCGCACCAATTGCTACATGAGCTCCACCCCCGTTCCATGAAAACGTGCCGCTCTTGCTGATTGCGCCGAACGTGGTTGAATTGTCAATCAGCGGCTCGCCCCATGTACCAATGCCTGTTATCGTTTTAATTAGTACCCCATCAAACCACCAGCGCACAGCATCGGTACCCGCGTCATCCCAATCCATTGTTAAATTATGCCAGCGTGCCGAGTAGTTGTACCACGAGGTGAACTTGAAAACGTTATTCGCTTTATAATACATCTCGAGCGTTGACGGGTTCGTATTGTCCGTGAATAACGAGATTATATTTAGCCCCGTTCCTGTATCAATACTAAACACATAATTACGACCTTCTAACCCTAATGCGGCATCTTGGAACCAAACAGATAACCACCCCTTTGTACCGTTCCAGACAGAATCGAGCGACGCCGTATACATATTAGCTGCATCATTTACACCATCAAATAACGCAACCAAATCGCCATTTGGGAATGTGGCGGCCTGAAGGGCTGGCGAATTGACATATGTGCCATCTCTCGTCGCCGTACCCTCGGCGTTCACGGCCGTCGTCCCGCTTTCCTCGTCAAGTTTCCAGTAGGCGACCAGGCCGGGCAATGACAGCATCATTGACGGCAGGTCGGGAGATGCGCCAGCACCGCCGCCGCTCACGGCCGTTCCCAATCGCCGCCTGCCTAATAATCCGCTGCCTATCATTTCAGCACCACCCAGCAGGCTTTGTCCCCGTTGTTGTCTGCATCGACGTAGAAACCACTCAGCGCAACGGTGCCCCAGCTCCCCAGCTCTAGCACCACGCCCTCACCTGGCGACAGCGGAAATCCGTTTGCGTTTGTCACATCATCCTCACCATCGTTGCCGATCCATACCGCACCGGCGTTGTCGGGATGCGCCTTGAGTGCAATTGCCGTGGCTGTTGGCGTCGCTGGACCCGCGACGGCCGTTCCCGCTGTTGTTACCGTTATTTGTCCGCTTAATGTTGCCATTTTTAATGCTCCTATTGTTGCGCTTTCCTTATCGCCTTAATCATCCCAATACGGCCGTCATCCGTCACAGTCGGCCTAAACCACACTTCCATCCCGTACGCCTCGCACAGGCGTTGGTACTCAATCACAAAGCGCTGTTGCTTTGCCTGTTCAGCCTCATCTATGGCCCGCTGCGCTGCCTCCAGGTCAATCTCTGGCGACATCGCTACGGCCGTGCCGTTTTGGCCTTGCGTTTTCTGCGCTGTTTTTGTCATGATGTCCCCTAATGAAGGTCTACCCAAGCGCCACCAGCATAGCCGCGAAATTTATTCGTGCTTGAGTTGTACAAAATCATACCGTTGACGCCGGTCAATGCGTTTTGCTGAGTGGTGGTCAGGCGAGGTAAAAGCAGAGCGCCTGTGGTGCTGGCAATTTCTAGTTTCGCAGACGTGGCAGGTGATGCGGTGCCAATCCCCACCCGATCATTCACTCCGTCAATGTACAAAAGATTGGCATCGGTATCCCCCTCAACCCGAACAGGAATCGCCGCGCCAACCTCGTTGAACACAACCCCCGTAGAACGGAAATCAGCTATTGTGCCCGGTGCTGCTGTGCCAATCTGCACAGCGTCCAGCCCTGCATCAATCCTAAAAAGATTCGAGAAACCAGCACCCTCTACTCGAAAATCTACGTCGTTACCATCGTCATTGTAGACAATAAGCGACGGGCTAAATGATGCTATGGTTCCCGGTGCGCCATTTGTGCCAAAACGTATAGTATTGCTGGAAAAATCGCTTGTGAACAAACTATTATTGCCGTCTCCAAGAATCCTAAAATCACCAAGAGCAGGGTTATAGGTGACGGCCGTTGCCCCACCAAACGCGCCACCGTCATTAAACTGTATCTGCGCATCACTCCCGCCAGGCGCGGCCACACCCGTCTGCACCCACGCCATGCCGTTGTGCTGGTATGTGGCTTCAGTATCAGTTTCAAAAAATTCATCACCCGGCAGGAACGCACTCAGCCCGGCGGCCGTTCGTTCTGCGTTGGTTCCGAAAAACGTTCTGACTGATTTTGTATGATTCATGATTTACACAAAGGTGATGGCGTCGCTAACTACGATAACGCCATCTGGTAAAATGAGATTCAGATAAAATGTCGGCGTTCCGCTGTCTACAATCTGAAAATCAATCGCCCCGCTGGCATTTGTGCGTACATGCCAAGCTACATCTGCGGCGTGCTCGATTATCGTCTCACCCGCACCGCCATCGCCTATCACCACCCCGCCAGTTGGCGCAGGCGAGACGATTGCCGATTTAGGCGTGTCTGACAGCCAGGCGAACAGTCCGTACTCCTCCGCTACGGCCGTGCCGTCTTTTTCCAAGCTCACATCAACGACAATAGCCGTTCCCGCCTGAGTGTTGACGGTAAAATCAATAGCGAATCCCGCACCGCCGCCGACCTGTGACCACGTAGGCGTGACGGCCGTAAGCTCCCAAATCGCGCCGGTGTCTAACTGTTTGGCCAGCTTGCCAACATCGGTCGCCACAAAACCACTCGCGCCGGTCCTGGCTGCCGTATTGGCGTATTCCCAGTTGGTTGCCCTCGGTATGGAGCCTAGTCCTAAATCTGCAATTGAACTCATATTGTCATCCTGCCTAAACGGTCACAATCGTGCCGCTTGTGTCTGTTAAAATATCGCCGTAAATATCAACCAATGGCTTGGCGACCACAAAAGCGCCATTCTCGGAAATGATTATTTGTCCATCGGCCGTAGCCTCAAATGGTGACGTATCCCCGTTGCCACCACCCATCAACCCGCGCCCCTCATCCACATGCGTAGTCGTCGTTACGGCCGTTTGCCCATTCGTCAACCGCACAAAATCAGACGGTATCGCATTGGCTGGCGCGTCAGGGAACGGGATCGGGATTGCCCCGCTTACGGCCGTTCCTTCCACCACTGCTAAGTTGTTTGTGTCCTTGTCCAGGTAGACCAAAGTGCGCTTGGTTTGACCGGCCGTTCCTGGTACGTATGAAGCCAGGTCTAGATTAGCGCCAGGAAAGGTTTTCCGTGTGCCGTTCACCCAATAAATCAACGGCTGAACAGAGACGGTAAGGTTTGTACCGTTGCCCGTCAGCTTCAGCATTTGGATAGCTGGCTGGTAAATCTTGGCGGCGTCGCTGCCCCTTGTGGCCTCTGTAGGCCACTGGTGATTCGGGCCATGCGGCGATGTGTTGAATTGACCTAGATTCGTTGTGCTGTCGGTTGGGTTCAGTGAGTCATCAAATGTGCTGACAACTTTTAGATATGGCGGTTTTGGCGCTGGTCCCAACTGAACCGGCGTACCGGCCGTTTTGTCTGTGGTTTCGTTAATCGCTGCCAGGCGAGACAAGCCACGGTTGTACATATCGACCCAGGTCATGTTAGGCCTGTTTGGCGGCGACGTGGAGCCATCGACCTCCACAATGACGCCCCAGGGCGTCTCATGATTGGGCTCAAACTGCGCGTCGTTTTGCGCCTTCTGGCGCTTGATGTCTGCTATGCTTGTCATAATGCCACTATCGCGTTGATACCCGCGGCCGTTGAATGGTTGTAAGTAACATCTGTCCAAGAGGTGAACGGGTAATTTGACCGAATCACCATCAGGCTATTTGCCCCGGCCGCTGCTGCATACAATGAATCGTCAAGCCAGCTGTAGACCATGCCGAAAGGATTGATCGCCGTTGGGAACAGGAGCGTTGACTTTAGCGCCAATGTGTCTTGCCAGTCCCCGCTGTACAGTTTGGTGCTGGCTCCTGCCACACGGCAGGCATACACCAGGCCAAAATCATCTACCAATGAGCCACAATAGGCACTCCCCCATCCGGCCTCAAACACCGTCAGACTTGCCCCATAATCGGCCGTGTAGATGATTTGGGACAATCCCACACTCGTCGGATTGAAACGGCCGTAGAACCAGCAAAAAGCATCGTCTCCGAAAATAGCCAGCGGGATAGCGTAATAAGTTTTGGCGTCTAACTCTGCTTCAGTACACGCCCCCAACGAATATGACCCCAGCAGGCTCAAATCCGCCATGTCCCGCACCTGGTAGAGAAGCTCTTGATTGTCTCCCCAGGCGGTCAGGTAAAGCGTATCACCCAGTCCCTTACTAATTGACATACCCAGCGCTTTTATCGCACCTGCACCAGTAGACAGTACTTCAAATCGCGGCGTGGCGCTGTCGTTGCGAAATGCCAGGACAAGCCCGGCCGTTGAGTTGAAAATGATGGGGTAGCCCTCGGCGTTTGCCGGATAAGCCACTTCACTGGATACGGCCGTTATCTCGTGGCCAGTAATTGTCAGTAAATTGTAGGTCAGCCCGGCGACCGACTGAAAAGCGACATAGGCGCTGGTACTGGAAATGTATGTCGTGTTTACGGCCGTTACCGCCGCGTCTTTGATTTTTATGCCCGTATCGGCAAACGTCAGCCCGCCAGCGGTTAACGTAACGACAACCCCATATCCTTTGTCGGCATCGTCGTCATTGGAAAAGCATATTAAATCCTTGTCGCCTTCGATGTTTGCGGCGCTCATCTGGTTCGGCATTCTGCTGGTGACTTGAAAGTGTGAGCCTTGGCTAATCGTCAGCGTGGAAACAGTGAGGCTAACACCCGCCAGCCGGGTAAGGTTGGTATCTGAGTAGTAGAGATGCACCCCCGTTCCGGCGCTAATCATTGAGAGGTAATCAACCGGGTCAGCAAAGAAATCTGTTTCGGAACCAGAAGAAACGCTATCACCACCTACACTGTACTCGCAGGCAAACAGCACGCCTTTGTTTGTGCTGCCAGTTTTGTTCACAGCAACGATGTATTCCGTGTCAGATGCCCGCGCCACACTCACGGCCGTTGGAGCACCGCCGCTCGTGCTAACCAGAAATTCGGCAGATGTCGCGGAATCTTCGACCCCGTCAACGATGGTAAAAACCTGCGTAAGGAGTGATGCCGAATCGCTGTCATATACAACGGCCGCTATCCTATTCTCTGCCAATCGACAAACGGCGTGAATCGTAGAGCCGCCAGTTTGCAGCGCCTCCAATGTATCTGTGATTGTCCCATCGCCCGTATCGACAATTACAAGCCGCATCGTTTGCGATGTACCGGATGCCGTTACCAGAATCCCCACGTGCGTCGGGTCTATTTGAATTGCCGAACTGGTGTGCGGATGGTCTAGCGTGTCATTGGCAACAATCGCGGATAACTCAACAGCCACACCGCCGCCGCTTATCCCTTGCCATGTAGCGTTGCTCCCATCGTCGTCAGTGTAAGCAATCCAGCTACGCCACTCATCACTGGCATTCTGCCAACGCCCAATAAAAACTTGTTCGGATTCGGTAATATAGCTGCCCTCGCCCTGGATAAATGTCACATCACCCACGGTTGGCGCTGGGCTATCTCCCGCGTCGTTTGGCGGGTCTGTGGCTGGCGTAATCACTGACCAGTTCGCGCCGGCGTCCGTGCTGCGCTTAATGTAGCCCACGCCACAGCGCAATAGAATAGCGTCACCGCTGGCAAATGAATCCTGGCGAGTAGTCCAGAATGGATCAGCGTGCAGATGCTCAGTCGCTTCGGCCGTTCGCACCGTCCATGCTTTAGTTTGTGGTGGCAGATAGTTGACAGAAGCGGCCGTTACCAATGCCCCCGGCAAATCTTCAATCTCTGGAATCTCAAAATCATCACCGGGCAAATCGGGAAAAGTGGGGCAGTCGGTGGCAATACCCGTTTGCCCCAATGCCTCCGCTTCAAAAGTGGCCACAGGCAGCACCGTGCCGTTGCGTGCGTCAATCGTAGCCACCACGTTCTGTAAAATCAGGTTGTGCGTTTCTGCGATTTGACGCGCCGTGTCACTCGTGGCTATGGTGGTGTCCCAAAATTCACTTAAATGAATCCCCAGCACCCCCAGATAATTGCCGGAAAAGTTCACCCGCACTTCTGGCAGCTTATTGTTTTCCGCTGCCAGGACGCGCCCGGCAATGGCATTGGCGTGTGTCTGACCTGTAAATGTTTGACGGCCGTATGAAACAGGAGACGCGCCGTCCTCATCAGGACTATCACCCGGCGCAATGGCACAAATGGCATTTGCTTCTGGTTTGCCGTCGGCGTCAAAAGTGCCGCCAAACGAAAAACCGCTGGCGTGGACAAATGGCGTACGGTTCTCCTGTTCCCTGACAAAAACAATCTCGCCTGATTTATCGGCCGTCGTAATCTCTTGCACGTTGCCCAGTCCGGCGCGTTCACTGTCCGGCCGTAGCTGAATATCCTCCACCACGTGCAGGCGGCCGCCCTGGTCGCAAACCAGCGAGGCACGGATAGACCGATCCCGCAAGAATGAATTCGGCATCCCCAGCAACGTGCCGTCCTGAAATTCAGCGTAGGCTATGCCGTCCGTGTTGCTATCCAGGCCAATCAAATCAGCCACTTCCAAAAGCGTGCTATGCCACTTGAAGAAATGATGAACGGCCCGTGTAGGCGTCAGCCACGACGGATATTTCCACCACGTATCAACGGTTTGCGCAGCCTCCAGACTGACAGAGAAATTGTACTTATTCTCGTTGACGCCCTGGATGGTCGTAATCTCAAAGGTGGCCGTATGCGCTCCGCCCTCCAGTTCGCTGCTGAACTGGTCGCGCCGCACGTAGCCATTAACTACCGTCCCTGATTCGTCTGGCAGCTGCGTGATGTTTTTCTTGGTGGCTCCGTACCAGTTTTCAGCCCACAAAATGATAGGCGCATAGTCGGGAATATCAGCCAATGCCGCGTCATTGTGCAGCTGTACCCCGCAGCCCCAGCCGCCATTTTCATAGTCACCTGATACATTGTTTACTGAAAAGTCCACAATCGGATAATTGGCACTATTAATGACTGGCGAGTGAGCATAGTACCAGCGGTAGGTGTCCTGGCTCTTACCGTTGGAGTCAGTCACAGTCCACTTAATCCAGTAGACCCCGGCCGTATCGAATCGAATCGTGCCTACACCGCTGCCAGCATTAACAGAGATTGCCGGGGTATCAGGGCCATAGACCAATGCCGCCGCGTAGCTGCTAATCGTGGCACCGCTGGCCATGGCGTAGCTTGACGGCAGTTGACTGGTAATCTCGAAATAGCCATCAGTCGGATCAATGAATCCCGCCCGGTTCTCGCCCGCAATGCACACCGGCGGCGGTTCGCTGTTTTGGTCGCTGTAGGTGACATTCGTATCTTTGTAGAATGTGCCGTCACCGCCAATCAACGGCCGTATCGGTTTCAGAAGATACCAGCCTACAAATGTTAAAAAATCGTTGTCAGTCGTGACAAATGAGTTTGCCGCTACAGTGACGGTTCCAGTCACGCCAGAATCGCCGCTAGACACGCTCCTGATACGGATTCTGCCAACGTCATGCAAGCCAGCGGCTGAACCTATCCACAACTCCTGAAAAGCGCCCACAGCGGTAAAATTAGCGCCTGAACCACCGTCAAAGGTAACGGCCGTTTCCCCACGACCCAACGAGCCAACCACCCGCGCCGACCACAATGCCGTGGCAGGGCATGCCGTCAGGTAAAATACGCTATGTGGTTTCCGCAATCGGAGTAGGGCTAGATCGCCCGCGCTAATGGTTGCCATGATTTAGGCCGGAACGGCCGTGCT